ACTGTTCTGTATGTTCAAATGATTCTAACATTTGTTCCCACATATCGTTTGTAGACCTTCCCACTTTCATTACCTTGGCATGTGGTGGCGGACTGCCTGTTAATTTTTTATGATCTTCGTACCAGTTACTGCTGAACCATGTACCACAACTCCTGCAGGCCATGTTACATAAATTTGAGAAACGTATATCCCAGTACTTCATCACAAAGTCCGCTTCACCGTCTGGCAGTGTGTTGTGCACCAAAGGTATATTATGTCCAAAGTGCTTATTGGAACTTAGACGTAGAGAAAAAAATCCAGATTTCTCTTGATCATAACATTTCATACATTCACGAGATTTCTTATTATTCAACATCCTAACCCGCATTTCTTTCATTTTGTCACCGTTGAATACTTCCTGTAAACTTTCTTTGTTAAGATCTCCAACTGGGTATGGATCAAATGAAAAACAACAAGGGTATGCCCTACCGTCTGGATATGCATGAAGATGCATCCATGGTAGCATACAGAAAGTATCACTCTCTATCAATAACTCCTTTTCTCTAGGAGTCATGTCCTTAATTTTTAGTTTCTCGGGCTCTTTCGCCCCGTACTCATATGCCACGGTACCATTCTCCTATTATTGGAAAAGTTTTTTCAAAGTCTCTTCCTGATCTTTTGTCGTATTGACTGTAAAATGCTTTAAAGTCTTTTTGTAGTTTACTCTGTTCGGCCGCCCCTGCGTGTGGGGTCTTCACAACATCTAGATAGTCAATTAGTCTCTGTGTTTGATTAATTTCCATGTGTTCTAAATGCTTTTCATTACTATTTAAAAACTTTACCAAGTCGCCCTTAAATTTATTTCTTAGGTCATCCGGTAGTACAAGCGGTGATTGGAAGCTCGGAAACCTCAATATGTTCAATGTGAAATTTACTTCTGGTCCGTACACTTTACTTGCGTTTTTAAACCATATCATTTTCTCTAACAGTTGAGGCAGTGACTCTAGACACAGTGCGTTTATAGTACACATATTGTGGATTGCACGTGGAACTTTGTCTACCATCATGTGCAAGAAGTTAGAATGCCAGTCCCCATATACCAATCCGTCCCTGATGTACTCTGCTTGTCCAAATGTTGCTTCACAACTAGTGTACAATTCAAAGTTATCAAACTTCTTTAATTTTGTCTTGAATCTATCAATGATGCTTTGCTTTGCACCCAAATTAGAATTTATTGCGAGAGTCATATTAGGATTCATTTTGTCACCTTGTGTTTCTATCCAATCCAGCAGTCTCCACAAGTTAGGTGACATCATTGGCTCTCCGCCTGTTATTCTCAATTCATCTAGGCTTTTGTGTAGATCTGTTTCCCACCATTTGTAGAATGCTTCAACATACGGATTGGTCTCATCCTTCTTGTATGGTTCTGCACTTTCATGACTGTGTGTAAAGTGATTTCGCCCGTCGGTTGTCATGTCTGTGTATGGTCCTTGCCTCTTTATATTGTTTGCCCATGTAGAACTAAATGCAGGATTACAGTATGTACAAGCAAAGTTACAAGTCCTATCAAATGCTATTTCTAATGTTTTAAGATTCCAGTCTGTGTTTGGATCTGCCTTGTGTGCTTCATCCAACGCCTCATTTGTGAATATTTTTGATTTGTATACCCTGTCACTGATGTTATCTCTTTTAATGTCTTCTATCTTCCAGCAGTATTCACAACCTTTTGGTCTGTCTCCACACTGCATCTGTTTACGTTCTGCTTTCTTTTGTACTGTGTTGTGTATTGCACTTGGATTTGTTTTTATTGCTTCTAGATCAATCTTGTGCGGAAGTGGATGGTGACAACTTGTGGTCATACCACTGCCTAACCATATGGTGGCATTGTACCACTTGGCTCCGCAGAAACTTGCACTCTTTGGATCTAGTATTTGTTTTTTATATTCAAGATCGTTCATTCATCGCCTCGTAAATTTTATCTGCCCACTGTTGGTTTTGTTCTACGGTCATGTGATTGATATCACCCTTGCCCCAGTTGTCCTTACCTCCGCTGAAAGCATATATACTTTCATCTATAAACTTGCCAGTTGTCAGGTTGATGCCTGCGTCCTTGTCTGCTGTTTCGAAAGGTCGGAAACTCCACATCTGCACAATATCGCTGTCAACTTTGGAAAGTATGTTTTGATCATAGTGTTTCAGTGCATACTCGTACGCCATCTCATCTTTGTCGTAGTTATGCAGATGAATCCAGTACTGGTCTAATGCTTTGTATACGTTGGGATCAACTCCTTCGAGTGGTTCTGTGTTGGCACTTAATATGTGTTTGGGATGATAAAGCCTATAGGGTTCCGTCCAACAGAATATGGATATGTCCGGTACTCTATTTTCTTTAATCAAATTGTTATACTGAAAGAATACACTCCATATGCTTTTACCTGGATTACCGAACCATCTTATTCTGTCTGTGCCTAGTTTCTGTTGCAGTATGTTGCACCAACTCTCTGGTTGATTACTTGCACAGAAACTGTCTCCAAAAAATCCTATTGTTTTCATGCGTTCCTGCACTCCTCATAAAAATCTATCATCTCAGGGAAAGTGTTCAAGAACCTTGTGAGACGTCTGCGATCGTGTTCGTTAAAAAAAGCGTAAAAGTTTTTTTTATTTTGCGTACTTGCGTCCGCGTTTTCGCGCCAGTATGCGAGATTCCTCTGCATCTTCTGGATCTCGAAGTCCTTGAATATGTGTAACCCGTTGTCCTCTCCGGAATTCTCCTTCATGTACTCCATGTTTGCCTCGTGAATCGCCTGGTACGACTCAGGTAGCATCGTTATCTGTTGCCATGCAGGTTGTCTCAGCAGTGGCACGTCGAACCATACCCTCTGATAGGTCTTTGAGTACTTGGTACGCAGTTCCAGTATCTTCTCCAACAGTTTGTCCATACTCGTTATGCTCAGGTTGTTGTATGTGCATATGAACGTGATTGAATTCCGCGAGGGTATTCGATCCAGGAATTCCTCCACGTTGTCCATCATGTAGTTGAAGTCCAGTCCATCACGTATGTACTCGGCACGTTTGCCGAAGGCATCAACCGACACGAACTGCATCATGTGTTCCACCTTCTCCTGCATACAGATCTCCTGTGCCATGTTGAAGTACTTCTCCTTCAGTTTCTTGTCGGGAGGACACATGTTGCTTGTGACGTTCAAGTGAAGATCATCCTTGGGATGGTCTATTATGTACTGGAACACCTTGTACGTGTTCACATCCATCATGGGCTCTCCTCCGGTCATACGGAAGTGTTTGAGATTCTTGTACAGTGTGGGCCACCATTTCCAGAACGCTGTCACGTAGGGATTGTCCTCCCTGTTGGGTATGGGACGCCTCCTGCCCTGGAAGTGCTCTGGTGCATTGTGGGGAGGAGATGTGGGATATTGGCCATACCTGTCAATCTCCTTGCCCCACGTTGTTGAGAACTGTGGGGAACAATAACTGCACTTGAAATTACAAGCGTTGTTAAAGTTGACCTCCACGTACCTCGGTGTCCAACTAGTCGTCATTGGATTCTGTCTAATCTGCTCAAAGTCCTGCATGGCCCAAGGCTCACCTGAACGATAGTGCCTGTCACTCATCTCACCGGTGTCCTCCAGTTTCCAGCAGTACGAACATCCGTCCGGACGTTCACCATTAAGCATCTTGAATCTTTGATCCAGTTTCTCCACTGTGTTGTGCAGTGCGGCTGGATTCTTCTTTACCTGTTCTGCATCTATCTTGTGCAGTGGTGGGTGGTAGCATGAATTCGTCAGTCCTGTTGGCAGGTGCAGTGATGTCTGGTTCCATTTGGCCAGGCACATCGTGGGAGACACGGTTGCCAGTTTCTCCTTGGCCTTCAGTGCATCTGATTTATAATCACTTGTACTCACGATCTTGCACTCCTCTGTTTTGGTGTGGTGGATAGACATATTTTATAAACTTGCTCTGATATTCGTCCAGGTCGGCAACAGGCAAATCAATTCTCTGTCTTATGCTTTCTCCATACAGTTTTAAATCTTCATCAATTTTTTCAGGTATCACAGCATTCTCATACAGGTCCACCATCTTATCTAAATCTCTTATTTGTATCCATTCATTGCTGTCCACTGTTGTGGAGTAACAACCCATCCTTGCACCCAACATGGCGTACTTGCCATTTTCCACATCTGCACCCACGGTCATCCATGTGCTTAATACTCTCAGATTAGGTGCCCAGATGGTCTTCATGAATTCTGCAGGTTGTATGTGTTCACCCTGATTCAAACTCATCTTTACACCTTCCCTGTATCCTGCTATCCAGGCCTGGAAAGGTTCACTGTTTATCACACTTGTGGAATAACAGTTGTGCAAGTTTTCATGTTTCACTGTCCAACAGAAATCAATTTCTGCTTTCTTGTCTTTTGCATTTTCATGTGTGTGCATGTTGAGGCAAGTTTCCTTGTCCCAACCAACTAAACCACCGTTGCCATACACAAGGTTGTTTATGCTGTTCTTTGCTCTCCATCTGTGTACCGCTTTCCTGTCAGTTTTTTCGAAGTCGAGTGTTTCTAGTAAGAATTTTTCATCTATGATGTTATCACCATCCACTGATATGAAGAAATCAGTTTCTGCTTTCTCGGCCGCGGCCTTGTGTGCTGAGTCAAACCCCTTCACACCGTCCACACGTTTCGCCCATGGTACTTTGTTTTTAAGGTCGGCCCAGTTCTGTTCCTTGTTGGGTTCCATGTAACTGATGTACACAAAGTCTAGGTCGCTTACTCGTGTTCTATCTGCCATGTGACTCCCCCTTCTGCTACTCCCCTAGGCCAGTGTATGTCGTTATCTTGGAACACGTATCCTTTTTCTGCCTTTATCAGTGTCATGTGTTGTGTTTTTAATTTTGGTGGTGGCTTGACTGTTATCTCACCGTCCTTGATAATGAGGTTCTCTTCGCCCTGGTTCATTGCCCATTTCTTCTTCTCTAGGGAGACCTCATAATCCTTGCCTTCCACTTTCACAAAGAACTTTTTTGGTTCCCTCTTGGGCATCTGTTTCAGTGCATCAAATATACCTGTCATGTAACTCCTTGTCGTAGTAGTGCCATACCCTGGATACTCTCTTTTCTCCCAAATATATACTGTCGCCTGTCCTGTTGGTGTACAGATAATTGTTTTGATCTCGTTTGTTCATCAACCCGTTGATCCCTGGCTTGTGGTGTAGGAACTTGAACCATTCGTAGTCTATCAGTTTGTTGTTCGTTGGATCAAGTAATCTGTAGGCAAGTGCATACACAACATCAGTGCTGGGATAGGTGTCATGACAGTTTATCAGCATCTTTGTTTTCACATCATTCCAGTTAGTTGTTATGTCCTCGGCTAGATTAAAAAATTTTTGTGCCCATTCGCTTTTCCTAAAATAAACCATTCCGTTGTAGATGTTTGGTAGATGGTTCCTCACAAATAGATCCCTGTAAGGCGAGTGCTTGATCACGTTGTCCTTATAGTCCCTACAATCGACACTGAATACAAGATCATGTTGCCATAGATGGTACCACCACCAATCGGTGTTTGTGGTCCACAGCATATCACTTTCAAGTTTGATTGTGTGTGTAAAAGGTGTGATCGAAAATGCTTTGTATTCATTTGCCCATTTTATTCCATGATCCGCACTATTGTCATCTCCTAACACTTTTACTACATCAACAGACTCGTGTTCGAATTTGCTCTTTTCGTCTGTGACCACACAAATTTTATTTTCCTTGTTGTGTTTCTTTATACTCTCCGCGAGTTTTATAGACAACTCCACGTAGTCAGTTTTTTCATTGTTTTGTGCAAACCATAGGAATCCTTTAGACATACATCAACTCCTTGTTAAGCACATGCACGTCCTGGTCTTCTGTGTAGTTTATGTTGTCCTTGTACTGCCATGCCACACCCGTGTCTGTGAACTTCACTACCTCACAGTCAGGTGGCAGTGTGGGCAGTCGGATTGGCAATGTGTCGTAGTTGATGAAACCGTTGGCCTGTTCTAATGCTATTGCAAAGGCATAGTCATTACGGAAATTTTTTCCGTACACCCTGTATAATTCATTGAAGTATGCATAATACTTTTTAACATACTTGACCATGTCAAAGATGCGTTTGGCTTTCGCACCTTTACGGAAGACAAGCACTGTTGCCCATACCATGTCTATCATGCTCCAGCGTCTGAGATCAAAACTGTTCCTGTTAGTCAGATCAAATGCTTCCTTGGACACCAAGAAGTCGTAATCTGTGTCTAGGAACTGCCTGAGATTGTCCGTGAACGGGAAGTAGTCTATGTCCATCACCAGTGTTGTGTCATAGGGTGACAGTTCATACGCCATGTGCCTGTCCACGTTACGCCATTGCTTACCGTTCTTAATGTTTCCCAATTCGGGTTCAATCAATTTGTAATTGATGAATCCCAGTGGCTTGATCCTTTTGTAAGTTTCAATGTCTGTTACAACAGTTATTTCTAGTTTGAGGTTTCTATTACACAACTCAACGCAACGTTCAAGCACCTTATGGTACTTTGTTTCAGGTGTGTCAAAACAGAATAATAGGATGCCTTTAGTCATTTCTCTTCGCAAATGTTTTTGACATCTGGTGATATGATCTCATGGCCTCCTGGTTCCTTTCTGTTAACACGTGAAGAAACTCTTTTGGGTCTGAGATTTCAACCGGATTATTGTTTGTGTCTAGAATGTAGAACGGTGAAGAATGAACTTCCTCTAAGGTTTTCACTAGATTGATTGTTTGGGCATCTGCACGAAAGATGTGTTCATGGTAAACCACCACAAGTCTCGAATGTGCTTTCTCCAGAGCGTTGCGTTTTGCAACTGCAACGTCGAAGGAAAGGTCAGATTCCTTTTTTAATGAGCCAATATCCATATTACAATTATACTGTAATTATGGTGGTATTGCAACCCGGAAAAAATTAATCTATTATGATTGTGAGTTACTTACTTGTGCGTTTGAACTTGACTGTATGTTCGATGCCAATCCCTGTGCGTTGGTTGGGTACTCTTCGATCAGTGCTAATACCATGGCAGGTGCTTCGTTTGGATTTGCTGGGACACCTGCTGTGTTACCTGATGTATACGTTGTGTCGTCCGCTCCGTCGGTTGAAACCATCTTGATAGTCATCACTGTTGCCGTGGCCGGTGCCGCGTTCAACTTGGCTGATATCTCAACTGTGTTGGATGTGTAACCTGAGTCATTTGAAGTCAATTTCAATATTGTCGTGTATCCTGTTCCTAGGTCAAAGAAACCATTCGCCAGACCGTTAGTTGTAAGTGTCTCGCCTGAACCTGATCTTGTTGATGCGTGTGCACCTATGTCTAGGTTACCTATCGCTGTGGCTGTCAATCCACTGAATACTGTGTCTTTGGAACCGTCCACTGATCCTGATGTCGATGGATCAACCCTGATGCTACCGCCTGCGTTGAAGAATGCTCTCATAGTGGCGCTGTTTGCAAAAGTAACTGATCTCTCAATGGTTGATGTTGAGTTCCATGTGCCTGAATTTGTTGATGATCCTATTGCGTTTGTTGACAGTGCTGTTGCACTTGTTGAACCTGCCGCTACTGCCGCCGCCAAGTTGGCTAGATCTGTGACCAATGCTGATCTGATTGCAATGGTGTCGCCTGCTGAAACTGATGATGCTGTGATAGAAACGTTTGTGTGGTTGGCAATGTTATCCATTCCTGTGAATAATGAGTTCCAGTGTGCCGCATTGATTGTGTCACCTGCTGAAACTGTTGAAATTGTGGACTGGTTCAAACCATAGTTTGACGCACCTGGTCCCGCGAAATGGTTGTATCCGAATGGACTTGACGAACTGTTGACGAAGGTGTTGTACTCGTCATCTAAAATTGGATCTCCTGCTGAATATGCCATATTGTTATTTAACCCCTATTACGCATTCTGTTAATGCTGTTTCTTTGTTGTATTTATCCTTGAGCAGTCTACCGAGTGTGTTAAAAGCGGTACATTCGTCCAACTCGGCGATCCTTGCTTCACCGTTTCCTGCTGATACAACACGATCTCCTGCTTTACCAGTACCCTGTATTTTGACAAAAACACGTCCTTTTAGTGCCACCATGGGGTGTGAATCGTTGTTTCCCGCTTGGGCATTCATCAAAAACGCTGGAGAATCTGAAATCACCCCAAAAACTTGGTCACAAAGTTCTTTGTTGCACTTGGTGATCTCTGCATGTCCTCCTAGCATCACCACATCTCCCACTTCTGTCTCACAGTCGGCTTCATATCTCTCTGCCAAGTCTGCGTACATGGCCGATGTTGTTGTGGCATGTACTACATTGGCCCTTATATCAACTAGAGTAGGTGCCGATAATTCGTCGTCTCCACCACCTGACTTGAATGCTGTAAAGGCACCACCTGCATTTCCGTAAGTTGTTGAGCCATCGTCTGCGAAAGTCTCGTCCCATACCCAAAATAGGTCCTGTTCTATTGCTGAGGACACAGATCCTCTTTTGACTTTGATTCCTGTGAATTTTGGTGTGGCCGCGTTTGATGAAATGTTCCTGTTGAGTTCTATTATGTTGTCCTCAACTGAGAGTGTAGAAGTGTTCATTATCACCTGTGTTCCTCTGACTGTCAAGTTATCACATGTGATGTTTCCGCCCTCAAATATGTTGACACGTCCTGTTCCTCCATCCATGTCCATCACTTTCCTTGTTCCACCAAACACTGTTGAATTCAACGTGAAAGCGATGTCACCATTACTAGTGGTGTTTGCTATTGTGAAATCATCACCTGACATAGACATGTTGATATCCAGTCCACCACCTATTCTAATTCCTAGGTCGTTCTGTACGGTCAATCTACCTGTTGTCGTGTCGTTAGTGTCTGATCTGAGATAGTTGGCCGCGGCCACTCCGCCCATTGCGTCTGTGTCTGTGGCTGTTCCTCTGAATTTTACTGCCGCAACCGAACTTGAAAGTTGTATACCTTGTCCCACTGTGGCAAAACCTGCTGTGACCAATGCTTGAGATACTGTGTCCGTGGCGCTCGGAGTGAATGCCACATCTGATACAACACCGACCACTGCGTCGTTGGCTACCAGTTTAAGATATGACTGATTTACACCTGTGTCGTCTGGTGCTGTTTCTGGTATCACCTGTGTTACACCTGATCCTGCAACTGTTGTTGGTCCGATCAGTGTCCAGTCTGCACCGTTGTAGATGTAGAACTGATTTGCGTTTGTGTCAAACCATTCATCACCCAATACAGCGTTTGTTGGCTGTGCAGTTGAAGGAGTTGGAGAACCTACTGGTTTAAATTTTGTACCGTCATATACATTAATTTGTTTATTAGTTTGGTCAAACCAAAGTTGACCTTGAATTTTGTTGTTAGGAGCCGAAGTGTTGTTGAAGTTCTCTAGTAGTTTGACAAGATTCTCATTTAACTTTTCACCAAACCCTGCATAACTCTTTCCAAACAACGCAAGGTCGGTAGTAGTGGTATCGATTGTACCATCTGGTAATGTGACCAATAAGGTCCCGAATGTGTTGTTAATGTTGTATGCCATATCCCAAATTAGTTAGATCTGTTATCTCTAACTTCAGTCAAGAAACTTACGTCACCTACTAGTTTGATTAAAATCTCCGCTAGTGCTGGATTAAGCATCTGATCGACTTTCGTCTGCTCTTCTGCTGTCCAGACTGTCTCGAAATTATCATTGATATAGTCTGCCACTTCTTGTTTTGTTGCCATTTAAATGTTCTCCTTATGCTTATTTATTGCCTTTGAAGTATTGCTCTTCGTCCTGTATCCACTCTAAATCGTTTGTGTAATTTCCGTCTAAATCTCGTAGGAAAGTCTTTACATTACTCTCTGTGAGCATCATTTCGTGGTATTTTTGATATCTTTTGCCCAATGCTTCGTGCTTGGTAGCAGTGTAAACCAGTTTTAACCCCTTGTCTTTGGCCAATGACATTATGCTATCGATACATAATTTCAATGATTCGTGTAGTTTTCTACGATCTGCTTGTTTGTCTGATACCACCCATTCCATGAATCCAAACTGTGTTCCTTGGCCCACATATAGTCCACTGGCACAAATTGGTTTTCCATCTACTTCTACCATAACACCCTCCGGCGGTAAACACTCTTTTGGCACTACGCCAAATTCCCACTGTCTCCACCACTTTACTAGTGTGTCATAATCCTTATCTCTGTTCCAGGGTCTAACTAACATTTTTTTGTATCACAATCTTGTTTATATTAAAAGGTGATTCAAAGCAATAACGCACTGTGTCTGCTACTTCATCCGCTTTGAGTTTAGGCAGTCCTTCCCATAATCCTTTTATCATATCGGTATCCACTACATCAGGACAAACGTCATACACCGACAAAGGTTTATTGAACAACTCTTCTTGTAAATCGCTGATGTATTTTATCAGATGCTCTTTGTGCCAGCAGTATTCGTTGTAGTCGGCGCCATAATTTTCCTCGTCTTTGCCCTGTGGTGTACCTGACGTGCTTGTTATTACTACAACCTTCTTGTAATGATGGTGGAATTCACTGTAAATTCTTTTGAGTAAGTGATACTGTCCAAATTTAGCATATGCATTTACTACAATCAATTCACAGTCCACTAGTTTTTCCATTATCTTTTCTTGATCTGTTGCCAAATCATATCCTGTACTTCTACTCAATCCAATAATCTCGTATTTTTTTCTTCTGTACAGATCTGCTATGGCCTTGCCTATACCTTTTGTGTGACCAATTATGGCAATCTTGTTATTTTTGTTTTCTTGTCTCATGTACATCCACTAGATTTTCTAACCCTTCAAAACATTCCGAATAGTGTTGGTAATACTCTTCGAACTTCTCTTTAGTGTACAATGATTCCTTGTAAAAGTCAATTAATAATGTTGTCCTTGGCCCTGGATTTCTATTGAATCCGTTGTGTACTTGTATATCTGGTTGAAATACAAACGCTTCACCTGTTTTCCAAGTCATCAGTTCCTGTTTACGAGTTTCAATGTTCATCACATGCATGCCACTCTGGTCTCCTCCACCGTCGTCTAAGCACATTTGATATCTCCATCCACCTTCGTTGTCTGTGTGATTACCGATCTTTGTGTTAGGACCAACAGTCATTATCGCTACATTTGTTTTGTAAGGAAATTTTCTCAGTATGGAATATAGAATAGGATAGTCATTGAAAGATTGTCCCTCATGGTCACCTGATTGTATGCCTAATGCTTGCCATTCGCCATGCACATAGTCACCTGACTTGTCGTCAAAGTCTTCTGGAAGTCCCCTAACACTATCTGAGAAATCTTCCGGATCTAAGAAAGCCTTGTTAGGTTGTGAATCAAACTCGTGTTTGATCTCTTCAAAATATTTTTCTAACTGTTTGAAACACTCGCCTTGTTGGCCGTGGTAAAAGGATTTATCAAGCATTTAGTATATTAACATTTTTATCATGTATCTGTCTATCATGATCCTGCCAATTACTAAAAAATTGTTCGCCGTGGTTGGTTAGTTCTTGCTGTTCACTTAATTCAAAGTAGTCTGTGAACTCTGTGTTGTTGATTATAATTCTTCTGTTCTCGTTACCAAACACGTACACTATCACTTCATCGTCACCTAGTGATACTCCTAATCTACTGTCCTCTACTCTAACCCACGCACCGTCTTCCTTGACCATGTGTGTTCCTGATACCTGTATACCATTGTAATCGTATAGGTTGTCTATCAAGAATTTACCTGTTGCGAAAACTTTACCACCTACTGAAACTGTGTCACCTATGTCCACTTGCTCTACTGGTTTCAATGAACCGTCATGCATTGATATCATTGTGCCTGCTATGAAACAACCACCGCCACCACCTGATCCACCTGGCGCTCCACTAACACCTGCTGAGTTTCCAAAACCTGCCGCGTTTTCAATAAAGTTCACTCCTGCGTTGAACAGTGCCTTCCAATCACTGCCCACCTTAACATAGCCTGCTGTGATCTGTTTCCATGCACCTGATACTTTGGTATACATGTCATTTACTTCTTTCCATGATCCTGATACTTTGACGTTTGCTTGTACTCCTATGTTGAAAACGACAACTGCATATCCATTTGATCCAGATGAGGCTGGGTTTCCGCCAACTGATGTGCCTGCCACGTAGTATGACTCACCCGTTCCACCTGGCGTGACTCCTGATGCCGCCGCACTTGATCCTCCCGTTTGGAATAAACTTGTACCTGTGTATCCACCCTGACCTGTGTTGTCTCCTGAACCACCTGCTCCACCTTTTCCTCCAGCGGCTCCACCGCCACCGGCACCTCCACCACCTCCGTCTCCAGAGTGATCTCCACCGTTCTGTCCTAGTGTGGCTGGTGTTTGTGAGTGTGCAGAGTGAGAATTAATGCCTGGTGTTGAACCCGAGTGGTTACCTGCACCACCTCCGCCACCACCACCTGCGGCAATGTGTGTCGCTGTTCCGTTGACTGTTAAGACTGTGGCTCCTCCGCCACCGCCTCCACCACCTGAATATGGTTGTGGTCCTGCGTTACCACCTCTCCCGCCTGAGTAATTTGTTAAACTTTTTCCGTTGACACCACCCGGTGCTCCACCACCTGATGATCCACCACCTCCACCGCCGCCTACTGCGACCTGTAGAGTGTTTCCTATGTTACTTGCTACACCAGTGTAACCCACGTGTTTGACGTGCTGTCCACCTGTGCCTGGTCCTCCCGGATTGTCATCTGGGCCACCACCACCTGCGGCGCCACCCCATAGGTATATGTCAATTGATTGTGTGCCTGCGGGTATCGTTACCTCTTGCACTGTGCCTGTGTATGAAAATTTTTTAACTATTGCTACCATAAGGGATTACGCCTCCCTTACGAACCAAATATCTCCGTCAACTCCGTCGCCGCTTGTAGGAGCAGAAGTGTTTACATACTTCGCTGATCCACCCCAAAGGTTTCCAAACGTAGCAACCTGTCCTATTGTCGGAACTGCTGTACTTGAAGTATCTGACGTTGCTATTGCTGAACCTACGACACCTAAGTTTGCTGAAGTAACTTTGACATTACCTGCCGCTGTGGTTTTCAAAACTTTACCTTTGTTGTTATCGCCGTCCTCGACTGCGTCCACTAATCTGATTACCTGTGAATATGCTTGTCCATGTCCTGCTGACCAGAAGTTTTCAGACACATCATAGAACATTCTGGCATCATCTGTGTCTGATGTTTCTACTATAAGTCCTGCGTCTACTTCTGAACCACCTGCGTTTACTTTCAAGAAAGTGTCTGAGTGTTGAACTACGTTAGATGATGTGTAGTTGTAAGCACCACTCACATTCAAGTTACCTGTGATTGTAAGGTCACCTATCATGTCAATGCCGCCGTCCGCACCTGTCAATTGTAGAGGAGTTTTTGTAACTCCGCCATCGTTCACTGTGAATTTTATATCTTTGTCCTGTGATGTCTGTGCAATAGTGACGTTGTTGCTTGTGACTGTCACTGTCAATTCCTGATCATCACCTATTGACAATCCTGCATCTGCGTCAATGGTCAGCCCACCTGTTGTGGTGTCTGCCACGTCTGATCTCAGGAAGTTACCGCCTGCAATCAATCCTGAATTGTTTGTCGTACCTGATACGTTCAAGAAGGTTGCTGATGTGTTCGTTCCTTCAAACACTGCTCCAAGAGTTGAATTCAATGTCATTCCTGACTTGATTGTTGTAAATCCTGTTTGTACTGCTGAAGGTGTGAAATCTTCCTTGGAAACTATACATACTCTAGTATTACCCACGTACATAGATGAAACAACCTTGTTTCCACCTGCACTAGCAATAGTTTCAATCTTCCAACCGGACAATGTCTGTCCTGCCGTGAACACTGGACCTACCAATTCCCATCCGTTGTTTGCTTGGTGTGTTCTTGAGTCTCCTGTGTAGACAAATATCTGGTCGTCGTCTGTGTTTGTCCAAAGGTCACCCACTGATGGTGACGATGGCGCTGTGTTTCCTGTTTTCGAACCGCCTGTGGGCTTGAAACTTGAACCATCATATACTTTAATTTGGTTTGTGTTTGTGTCGAACCATAGTTCACCTCTCAATGGTGCCGATGGTGCTCCTGTTCCTGCTGAATTCTCTAGTAGTTTGACAAGGTTCTCGTTAAGGCCCTCACCAAATCCTGAATAACTTTTTCCGAACAACTGCAAACTAGTAGTGTTGTCTACTGTTCCGTCTGTGATCGTGGCTACTGTTCCGCCGTCTGTTTTATTGATTGTGTACGCCATATACCTGTATTTATAGTCTTCCTACGCTTATTAAAATGACACTTTCTCCTGCATCATCCTTGTTTTCCATTGCTTTTCCTACCACAGAACCCAACACAGGACTTGCCGTCTTTTGGGCACAGCCTGGATGTGTTCCACAAGTGGTTAAAAGATCGCCTTTTGATACCATTCCGTGTACTTTACACTTGACTTTTCCTACAAGTGCGATCGCTTGTCCTTCGGACTCGTCGTTCATTAGGTAAGCAGGATTTTCACTCACGACACCTGCCACCCTTGTGTCATTTGATATCGTTGATTGTGTTACTTCTTTTTCTCCGCCAAATACGACAACTGTTCCCACGTCATACCTAGAGTCTGATTCATATATCTCTGCCAAGTCAGCGTATTGGGCCGATGTTGCTTTTGCATGTACGGTGTTATATTTCTTGCTTGTTGATCCTAAATCATAAGTTGTTGTTGCATCTGGCAATATTGCTTTTGATGTGAGTGTACCACCCATTGTCAAAGTGGTCATCGAGTTTGCGCCTGTGCTAGTAACGTTACCTGTTAGGTCGCCTGTCACAGGACCTGCGAATGCTGTTGCTGTCACTGTTCCTGAAACTTGTAGTTTCGTTGTCGGTGTCGTGGTGCCTATTCCAATTCTTGATGTTGCACCGTCGACTGTGAGAACGGTAGTGGTTGTACCACCATCATTCACTTTGATTGAAATGTCTGTGTCCTGCGTGGCGTTGGTTAGATTAACTCCTGTCGCATCGACCGTCAAAAGTAAATCACTGTCAGCACCAACCGTCAACCCTGAGTCATTAACAACACCAAGTGTTCCTGATGTGGTGTCATTGGAATTTGATCTCAGATAGTTGGCCGCCGCTACTCCACCTAATGCATCTGCATCTGTGGCAGTTCCTGAGAACTTGACGTCTGCTATTGCTGTTGATAGTGTGATACCTTTTGTTACTGTTGCGAACCCTGATATACCTGTTTTGGGTGTGAAGGTGTCCTCTGATATTATTGCTATCAGGTTCCCATCATTGAATAATTTTGTTATGTTCTGTGTTGCGTCTAATGAGTCCAGTATGCTGTCATACGTGAAACCGTTTGTTGTTCCCGAAGCACTGGGTGGTCCTACCAACACCGAACTTGAACCGTTGTAGAAATACATCTGGCCTGTGTCCGAGTCTATCCATAGGTCTCCCTGCGTCAAGGCAGATGGTGCGTCTGATTGATAAGGAACATTACCTCCGGATGGTACGAATGCTGAACCAGTGTAGACTTTAAGCCTATTGGCCGAACTGTCATACCATAACTGTCCTTGTATTGGCTTACTAGGTGCAGAATCGTTTGAAAAGTTTTCTAAAAGATGCAGGAAATTTTCAGCGATTACTTCTCCGTAACCAGCGTAACCTCTTCCAATGAAACTCAAATCAGTTTGATTGTTTAGTATTCCATCTTGTACTGTGTACTTGTTCGGCGATGCCGAAGTGTTACTCTTGTTTACTGTGTATTCCATTTATTAGTACCCTGTGTTACCACCTGATGTTGTACCACTCACTGTGTTTGAAGTTGACAGTGCAGTAGAACTAGTTTCAGTGAATGTTGTTAAACTTTGTATTCTTAGAGTGTAATCAACCTGGATCAATCTGTTTAAAGATTTCTGTACTGGGTGGAATACAACGTGTGTCAACAATTTGTTTGTTCCGCCATTCTCTGTACCTTCCCAACTCTTCAATCCTAATTCATCAAAAACATATGCACCATTGAAATCTGTAGTGTTGTCAAACGCCGCTTGTCCTGTTGGCTCACCGTAGTCCAAAGTACAAGTGCAAACAATGTCAGTGTACTTGTTACCTGCTGTGTGTCGCACTTCCATCTTGTTTCTTGTTGTGTCTTTGTTGGTTGCAGAGTTATCATCTATGACTTTGTAGTAGGTTTGATTGTACAAAGTGGCATTACTGCCTGTTGAGTTTGGAGTGAGGTATGTAATTACACCTGTTGGATCGACGGATGTTCCGCCATTACCAAACGCCATCTCGTGTACGAAACCTGTTGACTTGTTGGCCAGTGAATTGGCCAGTGCCTGAGACATGTTTTCATAGTGTATCGCGTTTCTTTTGTCTACGATAACCTCACCTGTCTCTGGGTCGAAAATCTTGATATGCCCAGTCATCATAACACCTGTGTTATCCTGTGGCTTTTTGTTCTCTTCTTTTGATTCTGTTGGTTTGTTGTCCTGTGTCATCTAGTGTATTTATTCAGGTGCGTTTGTAGGCTCATTAGCAATGAATTTAGCCTGTTGGCTTGTAGAAGCCTGTAATCCTTTACCATCTGCTGGGTTTCCGTCCTTAGCAGTGTACCATACCTGTCCTTTCTTGTGTAATATTTTGACCTGTGTGCCTGAAGCGGGTGCCGTACTCAAAGTAACGTTGCTTCCAGACACAGAGTAATTTATAGTTGAACCATCCTCGCTAGTGAGCAACAATCGTTGGCCACCAATGAATATGTCTAACTCACTAGCGGATGATGGTGTTTGTGATAGTGCGAAAATTACAGTGCTACCGTCACCTGTGAAGGTGTTGGTGTGTACCGTGTCCGCATAAGGGATGGTTTGAGTACCAGACGCATCTACCACTTCCGTGCCTGATCCATGCCCCTTAATTCCTGTTCCAAGAGTTCCACGTTGCAGTTGTCCCAACGTGTTACCTGTTTTTGTAAAGTATTCTATTCTCTCTTTGTCTATGAATATGACTCCCGGTATAATTGTTTGAACAGACGATCCATCATAACTGATAACGTTTTTTGGATCAGGTAACACTGTGCCATCTTCTACTGTGATGGTCTGTGTCCCTTCTGTCATATCTATCGTTAATTTTGTTGTTGCAGTCTTGGATATACGTTTGTAGAACGTCCTGTTCAACATGTCTTTGAATATCCTGAATCCTGTTGCACCTGTGGCAGATTCTACCGCGAAATACATCACATCTAATCTATCACTTGCTGTGATCGTCTTGCCTGGTACAGTTATTGTGTTGCCGCTCACAAGCCAGTCCACACCTTGGGTCAACTGTTCACCATTTAACCACACATAAGTGTATCCTGCATTCAAAGTGTCGAATCTCAATTTGAAGATTCCACTTGATCTTCCTTCGAGAACTTCTCTTCTCTGTTTCATTCCCAAAGCATTATTAAATGTTGTTACTGAAATCTTGTCGCTGTTTGAAAGTGAATACGGTGAAGTTATAGCACTAGGTACCAATATGATATCTGTGCCTTGATTAAAGTACTGATGATCAACTAAAGTTGAAATACAGATTACATCTGTTGATGTTGGTACTGCTGATGTAACAAACTCTATATTTTGATTTCCTATATCAACTGTGTAGTCGGTGTTTAAATCTTTCTTAGTTCCGTTCACATAAACTTCTACCTGCGAAGCAGATGAAATTGTTTTTGCTGGGTCAACTGTGGAATCATCCTCTAGACCTGACACTACTCCATAAGTGTATGTGCTTCCGTCACCAACATAATACGTGTTGTCTGGTCCTCGTAGCACCCTACCGTTTACTTCCACTGTTGTCAAACCTGAGAATGGACCTATAGAACCTGGTGGATATGTCAATGTGTATCTGTTCGTTCCACTTGCATATGTTAGTTCTTGATTCCTTATACTTGCAAAACTCCTTGTTGGAGAACTTGCTGACTTGTTGAATCCTGCAACCTGTATAAAGGCACCTGTCGGTGGTACCGGTGAATTGAAAGTTATTGTAACCGTATTCGCTGTAATGGTTCGTGTAAAATCTGTCCTTGGTACTCCATCCTGTGTCACGTATATGTCTGATACAGTTGAATCTAGATTGAACTCACTTCTTGACGAAGTCGTAAACGATACTGTTGAATTATCTCCAACGAATGTGTCAAGCACCCTGTAATTATCCCCTGATATAGCAAAAACCCTAGTTGCTATTACACTGCCGTTAGCAGGTGCCGATCCAAATGTTATTGTTTTGTTTGCAACATTGATTGTGTAATCTGTTGTTAGTTTTTTCACAACGCCACCAACACTCACTGTCACTGATCCCAATGTTCCTGGAAAGTCTCCTATGGCGAAAGTTGTTGTGCTTCCATTTCCTGTGTAATTTTTCTCGCTGATAAATGGAACTCCTGACTCTGGTGATGTGTAAACTTTTATGTCTAATGTGTCAAACAACTGACCTGGCACAGTCTCTTCAGGTGCGTAACTAGTATCTGGTGATACAAAGTCGTCGCCTTCTAACATTATATCACTAGGTGCATGTCCTAATGCTGATCCAAAAAGTCCACCTTTGACTATGGAATCCAATGTCCTGTCATCTGTCGGTGTCAACACACCGTCGTCATCGAACGGTATGAATTCTACCAATGCGTTTGCGTTCGGTGTTATACTCAATCCGCCAACAGGCATGACCACGCTTGACCCATCACCCCTCACAACATCTGTGAGTTTTCTCCTTGTGCTGTCATCTTCTGTTATATAGACTTGATAAACTTCTGTTGTTGCAGGTGCGGTATCAAATGTGAAGGTGTTAGATGAACCATCTCCCTTGAATGCCTTGACTCTAGAACCTCCATAGTTGTCCCATGGAAAATCATACCAACCCGATCTGTCCCACCCTTGGCTCTGGTTGAACAGCAATCCTGTCACCATTGTTCCGCCGTAGTCGATACCTGTCATGACCTGGTCAAGTTCGTTGCCCGGCATTCCTGTGCCTGGCGTGTAGAAACCTTTTGTCCTGTCAGCGGCTGTTAAACCTGTCTCATCTCCATAAACCTTGTAAAGATCTGCTACATTGTCATCAAAATCGGTTGTTGCCGTAAACGCTTTTGTCACTTTGTACAATTGATTTTTGTGTCTAATTAGATCATTGTAAGCGTACGCCGTAGACGCCGTCCAGTCCTGTACCCTGGACGTGCTAGACACCCTGTCAAATTTTATTGTTGTATCTAGATCTCTGACCAAGTCATTGTTCAAATTTGCGTATGCCTTGGCAGTGTCTGTTGGTGTTGAACCGTCCGTTCGTCCCCCGGATATTATCACCACAGGAGTGCTGTTGTAATTTGCACCAATTCCCGTGACAGTTATCTTTGTGACTGCACCATTCTGTATTGTCGCTGTGGCTGTTGCCGCAGTGTTTGTTGGTGTTATGTACATCTTGAAGGCCCCAGACTTGTCACTTGTTGATTCTGCTGTTGATGCCGTTGGTCCATAGAAAGAACCCGGATAGCCATCGAACGTGTAAGTCTTCGTTGTGCCAGTTCCACCATTCTGTGTGTCATAAATCTCTGCTTGTTTCTCGTTTGTGAACAAAGGATAGTAGTAACCAAACTGTCCACTTGTTGTGCCTGATGAACTTGTAGCCTGTATCTGGAAAGGTCCTGTGGATCCTGTTGTTCCGCCGAGCACCGTAACTATCGGTATCTGTTGATATCCTGAACCTCCGTGTGTCACTGTGATGGACTGCACGTATTTCTTATGGTAGTCATACCACATCTGGTGTGGGAATTCGGTCAACTTGTCCGTGTCCGAGTCAACGTTTAAAGATCTTATAGCGTTCGTCTCTGGGTCATAGAACGTTGGATTATCAAAGTCAGAGAATATACCATCATGTGTGTCTGTGTTTGTGTAACCTAACTTGTACTCCCTAATCGTTGTGTGGAAAGGTTTAACTTCATTTATGTAACTCTCTATCCAACTGTCGGTGCCTATGGTGTAAGTTTTTCTCTGATCTAGTTTCCTTACAGAATTCTTAATATTGATAAAAGATGTTTTGAACATCCAGTCCACATATGTTTGTTCTTCTAGAACCTTTCTAAGTCCGGTGAAGAACAATGTGTTGTATTCTATCGCTAAATCATTGATGAAAAGATCATCTCTGAGTGCTGTTAAAATTTTTCTAGTTTCTGTTGACGGATCCTGATCAAAGAAATTGTCGTCGAAACTGTCCTGTCCTGCAAATCCCGTGGCATCCTGGGAATAATCATACAGTGTTGTTTTTAATCTAATTGTGCCGTTTTCTGTTCCAACGTTGCTCCATCCTGTTGCTGTTTTCATGAACAGTTTCCATCCACCCGTGTCGGCTGATGTCACTTTTACATGTTTGCCAACAGCAAGATCCAATGTATCCAATTCATACTGATATGTCACCTGTTTGTCAATTTTTGTATTTGCATCATGTACCATACCTGTCTCACCATGATGTTCCAGTACTTGATACCAATCTGTGTAACCCCAATAAGCGGAGGTGTTGTAAGTTTGTAATTTTGTCCTAGTCCATTCAGTACCGTCCCAAGTATATATTGCCCAATAATTATTGGCCGTTTCGTCCGCCTTCACAAGATAGTTGACTGTTCCAGAGAACTCTCTAGTGTCGATGTATGTCAATTCTGCGTAGGTGTCTACATATGCGTCCCATTCTAAACTCTGTGCTGTTGGTTCTGGATCAGCAGAGTTTAAGTTGTTAAGATTGATTGTTCCTACTAGTTGATGTTTCTTCAACACATCATTTGCATAATCTATTATTTCTTTCAATGCATTGAACCTGTTCACATACCACCCCTGCCTAGGTCTTATGTTGTTTCCATATCTCCTGTTGACCGGTAGGTCTAGATCAGGAACAATATCACCTGCTACGTTCTTGCCTGTGAGTGAATCCCACCAACGTGTCTCTATCTGATGTCCTGGTCTCCAGTCCTTATCACCCTCTTTCGCCAGTTTCCATACGCTGTGTGAATCGCCCTCGAAGTTGTTTGTCCGGATGTCTATGTTGAGAACAATGTCACTGTTTGTCAGTGCGCCTATCTTGTTGATGATCAACATGTTGGTGTCTGTTATAGAGTAATACTTGTATGAAAATCTTTCCGGAAAGTCTATAAGGTTTGACACGAATGATGTGGAGTTCTTTCTCGTCACAACACTATTTGTAGGTACAGTTGATCTGTTCCTTACCCAGAAGTAATAGATGTTCACAAATCTGTTGACGGAAGAGTTATATCTCTGAACTATGTTATAACTAGAGTCATCACCATACGCGGCTATTCCTGATATGCCTTCCACTGCTCCTTGTTGTGTGCCAGACCTGGTGTTCCATACGCTTGGAAGCACGGGTGACTCTGTCCATTCATATATGTCTATTGTCGATCCTGGAAATTTCTGTCCCCAGTGATTAAATTTGTATTCTTGTGTACCTTGATCATACCAAAGCCATTTTACCTGAGATAGATCCCACCATACTTCTCCCAGGTGTTCCTCCGCCCATGGTGTTTTTGTATTTTCGTCTTGGCCTGTGTTGTAGGTCGCTGGATCCCACTCTGTCTTGTAATTGATTTCACGATCTGCTACCCCCAATATACGACCTTGCACTGGATCATAAAGGTCATAGAAATCTCTTATTTGTTTAGTTTTGTTGTTGAAATCAAATACCTGTCCGGCCTTCTCTATGTCGATCAACGGTGTCTCAAAAGTTATATTTTTCCATGCATATTCCCCTGAAACAGATAGATCAAAACACGACAGTGTTCCGTCGTTCTGCACCCTGCTACTTCCGTCCGATGCGATGTTGCCATCATCCTGTGGCGCTCCTACCAGCACTGTGTTGTCTGTGACACAAACTCCTTTGCCGAACCCGTCGTGTGCTGACACACTATCCGTGATCAATCTGTCATCTATGACAAATTTGGTGTTGTACATCGTGGCCGTGTAGGCACTGCCTGATTCTGTGTTGGTATCTGATATTGTTGTGTCTTGTAGATCGAATGTTGTTTCTCCGGCGTCGAACTTCATCTCTCTGACGTTTGAAAAATTCTGTGCGCCTATGATCAACCTGGTGCCTGCTTGGTTCATGCTTAATGACGTTCCAAATCTCATGTTGACTTGGGAATCAGGTGATTCCATGGTCTGTTGTAATGTGTATGTGTTTGTGGAACCGTCTGCGTTCCATTTGTAATAATATATTGCACCTGCATCGTCTTGCTCTGTTTTGTCAACGCCCGGTGCTCCTATAATCAATCGTGTTCCGTCTTTGCTCATTGCAACGGAATCACCAAATTGTGTGTTCAAACTAGAGCCATCTGTTGATACTCCTGTCAGTGTTTGTACATGAGTGAATGAATGTGCCACACTATCGTCATTGGAGTGTGATGATCTAACAAATATGTCAACCTTGCCTGCGTTGCCTGGTGCGATCGAACTTACAGCCAATATGTCCCCGTTGTCGTTGACTTCCAACCGGTGACCGAATCTCTGCCCTGATCCACCTTCTGCTGAATCTATTGTTGCACACTGAGTCCATGAATCATACGTTGATCCATCAGCACCTATACCCCACTCATACATGTACACTCTGCCCGTGTCTGAATTAAGTCCAGGTGCGGACACAAACATGTATTTTGTTGGCGTGCTTCTGACTGAACTTGCACCTGGCTCAGCGATCTTGTGTGCCCAGCCAAAGTTCTGTGATGCCTGGTCTGTGGGTGGTCTCTTTGTCACTAGTGTTCCGTACTTGAACGTCGACGGATCCCACACAAATAACTCTATGGCTCCTGCGTCTGCGAATCTTGTGCTACCATCTGAACCAAGAGAATTGGCATACGGTGCACCCGCAATAACAAAGTTCTCATCCGTGCTCATCGACAGTGATTCACCTAGTTTACTTGTATTGTCATTTCCGGCCGTCGTTGTAACCGTTGAGTTTGGTCTGAACAGTGACCCTGGTGTTGCTGTGGACCTGAACAGGAAGTGTACTTCCCCTTGTGCTTTGCCAGGTGCAGATGCGATCACCGTCCTTCCGTCATTACGTGCAACTATCCTGTGTCCAAAATCTTGTTGGGTCGTTGCTGAATCTGGAGATAAAATGTTTTTCAGTGTGTATGGATCTTGCTTTTCATAAACACGCCACAGTCCCGAACTGTCTGCGTCTGCGAAAACCTTGTCGCCCTCACGTTCTATGCTGTTGTCTCTATCCCTGTACTTGTCATAGTTTATTTTGTCATTACAGTTGTCCATGGAATCTACTCTCACAGATATAAACTTATAGACATTGCCATAAGTGTCTGCAGTCGATCCATCTTCCAATGCCGGTATGAAAGATGTATTACCTGTGTAATCAATGAGTACAGTCCTGTGGTCCACTATCGAAGCGACCTGATAAACTCCATTAAGCGTTTCTTCCTCGCTGTTGCTTATAGCGAAGTAATCTGCTTCTGTTGTCTGTGTACCTTGTGACAATCCATGTGAACCTGTGAAGATAAGTTCCAACTGCGAGGCACCATTTACTGAACGCACAGTTGCAATTTTAAAATCTCCCGCTGTGATCCTGAACACGTCCCAATCTCTATTAGATTTATTGGCCACCCATATCAATTCGCTTGATGCAACTCTGTTTACATCTAGGTTGAAAATGTCTGTTATATTGAATGCTGTGTGTTGTACCTGTCCCAACTGTGGATAGCCAGCAGTCTTGAATACCTGTGCAGTATCTCTATTAACTCCTTCTTTAGTGTAATCCAACCTACTGAACGTTGTTGAGGTTGTGTACTCCACTGGCTTGTAGAAAAAATTATCTTTAGCAACACCTTCTGATCTTGCGTACTCCGGCGTGTCTTTTGTGTTTTCTAGTAGCTCAATGCTCTGAGGATCTGAAGTAATTTGATTTTGATTGAGTGTTATCTGTATGCTTTCCGTTGAATCTGTGTTACCAAAATTTCCTGTCCTTATCATCCATTCAGGATGTAGATCTAGATCAATGTCCTCGCCCTCATACTTGGCTTTGAGTATCTTGTCTATTGCATTTTTGGTACCTTTCTCCTTTATAAATCCGTGATAGAACTTGTACTGTGATACGTCGTTGACGAAAAGATTTTCTAAGTAATCCCTTGACTGATACCCGATCAATCTCTGTGCTAACTTTTGTTGAGATTCATCAAAGTTGTTCGTTTCTAGATTGTAAAAATCATTGAATTGTGAAATCTTGTATTCGAAGTTTGGTATTAGTTGTGGTGCTGGTTTTTCTGTTTTCAATGTCCAATTCTCTATGTCAAACTTAGGTCCCGAATTGTGATTTGCCTTGGACACATAGAATTTGGCCTGATACTCTACTGAATCCCCGATCCTGTAATCTGTGTTGGCCAACCAGTATGTGACCTGTGCGGCATCAAACACAAACCCTGGAGCATAGTAGTCGCCGTTCCATCCGGCTGTTTTCCATCCAACAAGTTTTAATCTCTCTTGTCTAAATCCTGTGTATGGTTCGTATATGATATCCGAGAACACGGTGCTGTTGTCAAACAACAGAATGTGTTCCTTCTGTACGGTGTTCAAAGCAATATTGTATAGTCCAACATCTGCAGATTTGATTCCTAACTCGAATGTTTTACCTAATCTCTTTGTTGATATTTCTCTTACATCTATTTTTCTTCCACCGGAGTCAAGTATAGAATAGTCTCCCGAAAGATTTCGCATTTTGCCTACAATACCGTCTGTTGTGTCTAACTCGAAACCGTCTGCCGCAGGTGATACTGTTACCGCTGATCCTGGTGTCCATTGTTGTGTTGTCCAGAACAAGAATTCTCTAACTGCGTTTGACCAGTTCAATGTTTCCTTCAGTTCCTTTGAAAACTTATTAAAGCGGAACCCTTGGTCTTCCAACCAGTGTCCGTATCCAAACAAGAAGTCAGCCACATCCTGTATGGTGTCGAACACATGCCCATAAGGCACAGTCTGTGTGGCTTCTTGGTAGATGTTAAATTTCTCTACTGTCACCGAACCTTCCACTGACACTGCTGAAGCAGTTGTGGTCTTTATCGGATAATTGAAGTTAAAATACGGTTTTGATTTTGAATAACCTAGAACTTTATACCCACCAACATTTGTTACAGTAGAACCATCTGTTTTTGTTGTTGTATCCGTGTTCTTCTCAATCAGTACACCCGAATATTGGAAACTGTCAACAGGGTTTGACGTCCTGAATAAAATCTTGTAGTTCTCATCAGGTATGAACTTGGATCCTGATGTTGATCCTGGAGATACTGAATCTGTTAATATTTTTATATTATCCTTGTCAGTGAATCCTCCCAATTTGTATGCCAGTTGAACTTTAAGATTTTTCATCCTGTCATAGTAGAAAGTTTTTGGATCAAGGTTCTTTGACACCAAGTGGTTCACAATAAAGGGCTGGTAACCCGCTGTGTGGTACCTCGTCGTTATTCCTGTGTTGTTGTCTGTTACAGTCTCTAGGTGATATTTAGAAGTGGCCAGTGTGGACCTGACTCCTGTGTCTGTGTCTATCTGATTTCCTGCAACATTTGTTGTCAATCTAGATGGATCAAATAAGTTGCTGAAAAACTTGGCGGGTTTTGTCAGTGCCAATGTTCTTATCACTGAAAAAGTATATGCTGACGATCTCCTCCAGGCAGTTTCTGCTGGTGATTGATCACCAAACTTCCATCCTGCTGACCTGCCTGCCACGTCGAGGTTGTCCACTAACCCTATCGCCAACGGGTCGAGCAGGTTACCTGATGTGTCTACCGGCAAGTAATTTAGTATGCCTGGTTTGCCGTACCTTCCTGACTCTGTGGCAATTTTGTTCCATAAAATACTGTTACCTGAGGTGTAAGGTGCAGTTCCATAAGTTGTGTCCCAATCTGTTGGCTTTTCTGAATGTCCTAGCATCTCCCATGGTCTCACGTGAGGTGCATCTGTGTCGTAATATTCTTTGTATATGGCTCTCCAATATCCCGGCAACTTGTCACCTGACTTGTTGGATGTTGATCGTGCATAGTTGTAAGTGAATGGTGATCCTTCTACGAATGTTGTGTTACTGATGTATTGTACATTTCCACGTCCCGCCCATGAGTAGAAATCTGTTGCCATTATGTCATTTATTTCATCTACCGTATACTCCGTTGAAGAAAAAACATTTGGCAATACGTCATTTATGTTGATAAGTGTGTTATCGTACGATGTCTTAAGATTGTTGTAAATTCTTTTCTCTAATTCCAGTATTAAAGAATCACGTTCGTCACCGTATGCTTTAATTATGGATCCATCATGTTTTCTTATCACTGTCGTGCTTGTGATGTATGTGTCATCCGTGAATATTTCTGGTGTAAACTTTGGATACATGCCTAGTTTGGTCGGTGAAGTTGGCATGTAACTTCCTGTTGTGTCTGCGTAATCTTTTATTACGATCCTATCTCCTTCGGTAAGTGTTGCTGTTATGTTGACACTATCGTCTGTGGTGCTGAATGTGTACTGTGAGCCGACCAACAACTGCACATCATTAAGATAAACGTACACTGCCCTATTGCTTATTTTGGTTATGTCATGAATTGAATCTATTGCATATTCTGTCTGTGATGCACCCAACACCGTGTATGATCTAGTTGTAACATTCTCTCCATACCCCAACATGTCTTCATAGTAGAAAGGAAAACTCGAATTCCTTCCAGTAGTAATACTGCTGATTATTTCATCCACCCTATCAGCGGCAACTCCCTCGTAAGCAGTACCTGTTATATGTGTCAGAAATGCATCATACCATTTTTCATATTCATGAGCTGTGTACTCAATGGCATTAATTAAATTAGTATCTCGATCTATCAGCCCGTATATTGCCGGCAGTAATGGACCTTCGTGTTGGTGTATTGTACCACCTAGAAAACGTGAGTCTGGATTATCTCTTAAATTTGTGCTACCTGGCACCGATCCTGTGAGATTAGTGTTCTTCTCAAATATATCTCTTACATGTCTCAACACCTGACCATAAGTGAATGTGCCTAACTTGCCATTCATGCTGTTTGTGGACAAGTTGTCTGGAACCTCATAAATGCCTTTGCCTTTCACTTTGTCGGCGGCACTGTACACAGATAACCTTATTTGGTCATCCACAATAAGTTCTTTGACAAATTTTACGTATCTGTTTTTAGTACCATTTACTAATGTGTAATCTGTTGTCAGCGATTTTTTCTCACCATTCACAGAAACTGAAATTTCAAGATCGGTCAATAATGCTGATTTGTCATAACAGTCCACAGGGAATAATTTTTTTTCTGTTTTCCCAACTGTGAAAGTCCTTATGACTCGTTGTTTGCTAGGGTTTGTGCTCTGTATCCACGAACTTCTAGAATTGTGCGTTGTTCTGCTTGTTGTATAGTGTAGATGTCCCTCGGCGAGATTCTTTGTAAATGTTGTAGTACCTAATTTGTATGTGAATGTTCCAGATGTATGATCTGATTCAAACACTATGTCACCGATGTTGTTGACAGTGTTGTATTTCACTTTTATACCCAATACTGTGTCTGTCGGTGCTGTATCCGACGTTGCAAATTTGAAAACAGTTGCACCTGTGAAAGATGAGTTGGGATACGTTGTTGCATCGTCGAAACTAGTATGTTCGTTGTCGAACATTTTGAACAACGGCTGTTGGTTCACTCCGGTCTTCTGTTGAGATAATTTCCATGATTCAGATGTTGCATCATAGTGATATGTGTTTCCTTGGTTTGCTGAACCAAACTCAATAAAAATACTTTCGTCGGCCGCTGGTGTGCCGTCTGATGCTTCTGTTAAGGATATTACCTGTGTGGAATCTCCTGCTGTGACAAAGTTCACGACATATATTTTATTTTTAACTGTAGAATCAGTGTCTGCAGAAAACACAACTCTCATTCCGTCTTCTACAGGTAATCCATCAATGATATAACCTGTCTGTTTGACCACACTGCTGAAAGCATCTGTCGTTACTGTATCAAAAAGTGTTACGGATCTTTTGGCTACCGTACCATGGTTATAAAGTGCTAGTCCTGAATCAAACTCAATTATGGGTCTCTTTGCCCTGCTGTCCTCATCCAGTACAGGTGTGAAACCCGAAACCCTAGCAGTCTCTTCAATCACAGATCTGTGGAACCATCTGTTATATCTTGACCAGGAGTTCTGGTCACGTGAATCCTTCTTAATTGTTATGTAATCTTTAGCGTCTGGTGTGTAGAAAGCCTTTGCATAAGGTCTTGTGTCATAACCAACTGCATCATATAATACTGTCGTCTCTGTGGAATAACTGGCCGGAGTTATCATGTCATCAACGTCTGTCAATGTTATTGAATCTCCAACGCCCTCAACGTAGTATTCCCTGTTCTGATAATCTGATCCCACTAGGCTGGCCGGAAACTTGATCTTCATACCATTTGAAAGATCTAAAGTTCTCAGACTGTAATTTTTTGCACCTATTATGTCATCGGCAGGATTGATTTCTGTTGTCGACGTGATAGTTTTTATTTGTAAGATACCATACATGGCATCATGATTACCACACTGATAGTAAAGTATATCCGGTGCTCCCGTAGGCACTGTAAAAGTCACTGTCCCTGTGTCTGCGCCAGCATTGGTCACACCTGACGTGTAAAATAAATTTGTCGACCCGTCCTTGTATGGCTCAGTCATTATGTAGAACGGATGTCCTTTTGCGTTTACATTAAATTTGTATGTGTTGCCTCTGTAAAGTGTCAATATAGGATTGTTTTCATTCTCCCTGTGTGAGAAGTTGTAGGCACCTTGTGCTAAATTCTCTACTGAATATTCCGCCACTGCATTTGGTCCTACAGAATCTATTTCTATGGATCCCGGTCCCTCTGGTATCCAGTAATACTCTCTGTAATTGATCAGTTTGTCGTAGTCAATCGCAGGATTCCAACTGTATATTTTTTCTTTGTTTAGTCTGTCGTGATTATTGATTTTTCCTCCAAAGTACTTGATCTGGTTGATGTAATCATCATACGTACCTGTGAACTTGACCTGATCCTCTGGGTTGACCGACGTTGTGTCTCTGTTTGTGTATGTTACTGCCGGTTCCAGTTGGTATGCATATCTATCCCGATTGGTTGCAGAAACATATCTGTCTGTGACTTGCCTTGTGTATGCGTCTTGTCTACCTATGAACCCGTCTAGTCTTTCAAGTGCACCTTTCTGTATCAAAGGATCTACGGTGCTGGAAAGGAACCTCTGGTTAGTGTCTGTTCTATAAAAAGCAGGTAAATGTTGAACCGTACGTCTGTACTCGTTGTTGCCTTGTTTGACAACTTCGTTATTTGTTAGTGAATTAGTTGTGTTATCTGCCATTAGTATCCTGATCCACTACTGCCGGTGTTTGAACCTGAACCGGACGTTGTTGTAGTAGAGCCTGATACTGCTGATCCTGATGTAGTATTGTTCGTGGCAGTTGATGTTGATGTCACAACTGTGCCGGATGCCAATAACTGATTGGCTCCCAATGCACTTATTATTGTTACATCACCAACGGTGGCCCCACTGATGAAAATTTCGTCTGACGCTGAATCTATCTGGAACAGAGACCCAAAACCCTGTCCTGATTGGTTAGGAACTATCACTGCTGTCAACAGATCCGGAGCCAATTGATTGTGTATGTAAGCGGCTAATTCTGTAAAATAAAATGTATCTCCAAAATCCCAGTTGTCCAGTGCAAAGAATTCGTTTATTGCCGCAACTACTCTTGTCTTTATTACTGCGTCTGTCACATTGGTTTTAGGATTCTTAACTACTTTGAACGTGGCTTGTAATTCCTCGTCCGCGTTGCTACCGAAAAGTATCTTGTACTTGACCGGATGATACACTATCTGATCAGAAAGTGACTTCAATGGATTTAGAGTACCCGAATAATTAATCCTTAGTTGGTCTGAAGTTGATGTGGCAGGTTTTACACCTCCGTCCTGCAACCAAATCCTGTAAAGGTTATCATAAGTTCTCTCCAGCATGTAGACATCTACAATGTTAGAGACACTAGGATCTATCCTTGTCTCTTGTCCTGCGTTGTGCTTGTATTGGAAATTTATAGACCTTCTACCCTTTCTAGCCAAGTAATCTGTGGTAGTTGAAAGTGTGTTGGTAGACAAGTCGTACTTCTTTATCACGTCCTCATCTGATGCGTAAAAGTAAAACAACTGATTATCTGTGTACGTGGCAGTGTTAAGATTTATATCTGATTCATTTTGTGTCACCACAAAGTTTGATGCCGCGTATGGTCTAAATCTTGATATGTTGTCATAGGATGTGTATTTTTCAAAAAATACAAATTTGGTGCTTTCAGATAATGTTGGCTCCACAATAATATCAAAAAGTTCAGGATTGTCTACAACACCGTCGTCGTCATCATCATAGAAGCCAACCTTGACTTTCCTGTTGTCTTGGAAACCGTCTGCTTCTTTCACTGTGTCTGTCACTTGCCATGTAATAGGGTAACCTATGCTGTTGCCTGTAGATATTAATGAATTAGTTTTTAGTACTTTTACTGTGTCCTTAACACTTTTTCCTGTCTTGTAATCGTAAATTTTTTCTTCTGTGTCGTAGTGAAACTTGTTCTGTGATTCAGATTCAAATATATATTCCAACTTCCTGTATGTCACTGTGTACGTGTTTCCGTCATTGGTGAACTTGAACCACCAACTTGCATCTAAATTAGTTGCTGAGGTATCACCTGTGTTATCAAGGCTGAAAACAGACGAAGTGCTTAAATTTGTTGCTGTAATAACTTTCCATGTTTCCGAATTAATATCGTATCTTAGACCGAACTCTTCAAATTGTTCTATTCTATCCATCATGTTCAACTCTAGGTCTTGTGCAAATGAAGTTGTGAAATTCGGTATCACTGCACTTGCAACTGCACCGTTAGGTATCACACTACTCAACGTCACAGGTCCAACACCCGACTCAAGGTTACCTACACCGCTGTTTGCGCCATCTCCTACTAATGCACCTATCTTGGCCCATTTCCTGTCTTGAGCATCATCTGTTCCTGCTGTAACTAAGGAATCGTTTAAAAACCCTCGTGTGTCTGGTGAAGTGAATTTAACCAATGCACCCGGCTTTGCGAATTTAAAATTAGAAGTTGCAAAATCACCGATCGACAATGCACCTGTAGAAGTAAAGTATCCGGTATTGGTGTTCGTGGATGTAGTAGTTGAATTCCACGTGGCAGTTAATGTGCTGAGATCTTTCGTCCCATATTTGAAATAGTAGAAGTGTCTCGAGTATGGTTGTTTCAGTTTGTTTTCTATTGAACCGTCCATTATTGATTGTATGTCACCCCTGTTGTTGAACGTGAAAGTAAATTGTTGTGTTGATTCTTCTCTGTATAATATTCCGTCATCTGCAAAAACACTGACATTTGAATATGCACCTGATGGGTCGAGTATCTCCTTGGCTCTTGAAATTCCTGAGGCTGATCTGTTAATAGATCTAACTTTTACTATTTCTTGTGATGCTGAAAGGGGTACCACTTGATAATCCTCTGCTGTGATCATCCTATTCTGTGAATAATAAACCTGTGCGGCTTTTTCTTTTATCGACTCACTGGTTTCTGCGGCCGCGGAATTGTAAACCGACTGTCTTAATCCCACTGACAATGTAAGGCTCTGTTGTGCTCCAAAGTTGTCTGTGTAAGGAACTGATAAAGTCACGTTCTGCATGTCTGCAGGTGTTATAGCGTATTTTACGTTGTCGCTTATCCTGTGATATGTCCTAAAAGACCCTAGGGGGAGATTAGAAAAAGTTCCGTCTCCAAAAACTAGATCTATCTTATCATCTGCCTTAGTAACAACATTGTAGATGTTTCTTTCCGAGCCTGATAGAGAGTTATAAATTGCGTTGTTTCCAGATAGTGCAGGTACCTGTGTCCATTTCTCTGACATCTGTCCGAACTGGTCCAACTTGTACAGCCACACGTCCGAGTCATTGATATTGTTAACCGTTATGGATCTAATGTAATTCGTGATTGCTGTGTCCACTGTGAAGTCTGCATACTGCATGGTTCCTTGCTTGAACAAGAAAAAGAATCCTGTGTTGTTGGAACTGTCACCGCCGCCGTCTGATCTATAAGTGTAGGTCAGGCCTGTGCCCGGGATAGGATCTGATTCATAAATTGAATCAGAATTGTTTATTGTGCTTGGTACTATTTCAAACTGTCTTGATACTCCGCCAATAGACTTGACATACTTGAACAAAGGCAGATCGATCTGGTTGGAACTTAAAGTGTATACTTCTGTATCTATTCCACCGATGGGTCCTGACTCCCTTGGATTTCCAAAAAGTTGTCCTGTTTGGTTAGCGGCATTCAATATCGCAATAAACTGTTCTCTGTAATTGCTGTTTGCAGAGTCATTCCAGATAACAGTTTGGTTTGATAGGTTTGTGCCTGAACTGTCTACCACGTCCTGTGTTGTAGACATAGAATTAATTTTCAAGAGCCCTGTTGCTGGCCTATTTCTTTTGGCGTTGTAATTTATAAGACGTGCAAGTCTTAGTACCGAGTCTCTTCTTTCTGCGGTTTCTAAGAAATTTTCCCTAGCGTTTAGATCAACCCTGAAACTCAAAGCCTGTGCTATGTAGGCGATTAGATCTATGAGTGCAACGTACTCCGAACTTTCCACGAAATCGTTGAAATCGTCTGGATAGTTCTCACGTAGATATGCCACCATTGTTCTACGTAGTGTTTCAAAATCGTAGGATTTGAAATCTGCCTGCTGGAATGACTGGTAGATCTTCTGCCAATCTTCCGCAACTAATAATCTGTTCTGTCTGTCTGTTGTGGCCATAGTATATACAACGATATTTATGTGTTAGGAAATATGCGTATATTAAGATAGGCGTAGCAACGAGTTTTCGTCGAAATTAAATTGTAATTTCTCTGTGATATTCAATGGCACATATGTTATTGTTGCCTGTATGGCTATGCCCTGTTCTGCCTCAGAAACTAGTATTTCCTCTGTTGATAGACGTGGATCTGCATTGAGATTAGCCGTAACATCATCTATGATGGCATCTTTTAGTGCCTCTGTGAATGGTTCGAATATGGCATCATATATTATTGTGCCAAATTCTGGGTTCTCAACACGCTCGCCTTTACGAATAGAGAGTCGGTTGATAAGGTCCTGTTTGGCAACTTCGAAATCATACAACTTGAAATTCTTCTGGTCAGCACGACTGCTGAATCCTTTGAAGGAAACTTGCTTGTCTGATAGAGCGCCTGAACCACCGTCTCCTGAATCACCGTATGCCATTAATGTAACCTCCTAAATTCCACATCCACCTTGCTGTAATCCACAGCATAGTAACCAGTGTCTGTCATGTGCCTAGCCCATGGGACTTCTTGTGCCATTACTCCCATGTACCTACCAGGCAGTTGTTTGTATTTAAATGAATATATGTTAATTCCTGCGTACGATTTGCCAACAAATCTTATGTCTTCTTTCAGTCTTTCATCACTGAAACCGAATCCTGAACTGAAGAAACTACCGATAGATGATGCCACAGAACTAATTGTTTGTCCACCTAAAAGTTGTGGCAACTTGGTTGCTCCTATCTTGAGTCCTAGACTGCTGGCCGCATTCACTCCTCCGACACGGGCCAATTCTCTCGCTGTGCTTTTTCCTAAAAATCCTGTTATGAAGGACGATGCCTGTCCTTTTATGGCCGATATTGCCGTCGACGTGACTGCAGATGTAACCTGTCCTGCCACCACGTTCTTGAACACGTTGGTCGCGGCCTTGAGGTCACCTATGGATGCAAGGTTGGCTATGTTGATGTTGCCCGCGATGCCGGATATGTCTATGCCGGCTACGGAACTTGGTAAAACCGATCGTTCATATACGATGTTGCCCCACTTGTCCACACCTATGGCCTTCCTCTTGGTGAGGTCTCCCACCGCCTTCTGGAATGTGTCGTTGGCCACGTTGGCCAGTGCTTTGGACCCTACATCTGTCGCGAATCCCTTAACATTTCCCGCCGCAAGTTTAGAGAAGTCTGCTCCTCCACCCAGTGCGAAAAGTTCTCCTGCTTGGTTAACGAAAACATTGTCCTTGAACATGGCAACTGCATCTGATCCAGATATTGTGTCTATGACCTGATCTGCCAGTTTCTTCGTTGTGTTGTTGAGGACATCACTTGCTTTGTCTGAAACATTGAAACCCGCGAACTTACTGCTGATGCTGTCTGCCAGGTCCCATTTGTCTTTTGATAAAGAGGCTATGTTAAATTTCTTGTCATAAAGTTTCCCAACGTTTGCCAGTATCGCCCTGGCCTTTTTGGGATCTGTAGATGTTCCCATCTGGTCCCTAGCGATCCTTTCCATGTCAGCCTGTGCCTGTCCGTCTCTAACAGCGGCGATTGGGCTCAGTCTGTTTTGCTGTTCCATGAATTCCACTGTCCCTGGTGTGGCTGAAAGTTTGTACCATTGTTTACTGTCCATCATATCAGAGTTTTCATCGAAATTCGGCATTAAACCGTCGGCTGAGAATCCTTTGAACCTTGGCACCGGTTCGTGTGTTATGAATCTGTGTACTGTTGTCTTGGTCTGTTTGGTGAATGGTGCCAATGGCTCTATGCCCTTCTTGGTCAAATCCACGTCTCCCTCTAGTCTAGGCTCCATGCCAACTTCGGATGGTTTCAACCATTTAGGTCCCCACTTGTCACTGGCCGCAATTGAATTGAAATGTACCTGTGCACCGGCCAAGTGTATCTGTCCTCCGGCTCCCACCAGCACCTGCCCGTCTGTGTACGAGAACATACCACCTTTAGCGTATGTGGAGATCTGTCCATCCTGAGAACTTGTGAACACACCTTTTTCCGCCATTGTCTGCAGGTAGTCTGTTGACATCAATATCTCTCCTGGTCTCCTAGGGACTTTTATATCAGCAGTTGACTTCTGTCCTTTCTTGACCGGTAAGTCATCTGGCTTGTAATACACGTCATCTGTTCCTGGTGCTGACATACGTACACTCTGGCCGGCGTGCATGTTGATGTTGGCGTCGGCGTGTAGGTTGAAGTCACCCTGTGTCCTCATGTTGATACCTCCCACACCAGAGTAAATGTCTATCCTGCCTTCCTTGTTCATCTCTATCCAGGCGTTACCTGATGCGTTGGCTATGTACACTATTCCTTCTGAGTCGTGCATCAGCAACTGGTGTCCTGATGACGTACGTAATCTTGTCAGTTGGTTAGTGCCGTCTTCTGCACCATCGTCCATGACGAATGTGTGTCCGGACAACCTGTCCACTATGGCCTCGGCCTCGGAATCCTTTGCTCCGACCTTGACCGGTGTTGCGCCAGGGTTGAGTCTACCCGGTGTGCTCATGCCAAACACCTGGCTTGGTGCTTCCCTTTGTGCCGAAGATGTGGTGTTTCCCCTGATGTTGTCTTTGCTCAGACCCTGTGTCATCAATGTGTCTGCGAGTGGGTGTATCGGCATGGGTGCCTGGTCGAAATTGTTTTCATCGATGTCCATGAGTCTGTTGACTTCACCCGCAGGTAGATTCTCCGAACCATATTCATCTTGGGTGCTCTGGTTGTCAGAGTCTCTTGTTCTGAAAGAAGAGGCTATACCTGGTGTCATGTGGTTTGTAAGTGGCTCCTGCACACATCCTATCCAGAACGCTTCCTCTATCTTGCCCTCTGCGAATATCACCAGTACCCTGGTCTCTAGGTCAGGTGGTACTGCCCAGAATCCGTATGAGAACTGGGAGTCTGTGTGTTTGTATCCTTGCTTGATGTATGATAATCCTTTGTTGCCATAGAACGGAGACAGGTAGTCACAGTCTATGAGACCATCGAAATCCGATCCGGTGCTACCTTTCAGTGAAGGTATCAACACCTTGAGCCTGCCGGCCCTTAAGGGATCGTTGTTTGATTTGACCACACCCACATATGGACCCGGCGATAGTTTACCCCAATCCTCGTTGACACCCGGTGCCTTGGGAGTTGAAGCGTCACCGCTGACGTAATTGTGTAATCCTGACATTGTTATTTCCTGTGTATATTAATCCCTAGTTTTTCTTTTAATTTATCCTGGGCGGCGTCGGCTACTTTTTTAACTAGACCACTGAATCCACCCCTAAAACTATCCCTGATGTCTGCCCTTAAGGCATTGTACTCTCCCAACTCTACTAATCCGTCTCCTAGCATTCCGGGTCTGTTGTCATGAATGTTTGGTTTTATGTAAGATTTCTCCGCATAGACCTTTGGTTTGTCTCCCTGGTTTTTGAATCTCACCATCTCAAGCACCTGCGTGAACTTGCCATCTGCGAATGTGCTGATTACTTTTATAACTCTGTACAAACCGGAGAACTGTATCTGCTCCTGCTCATTGATATCATATATACCGAGTTTGTCGTTGACATCTGCTGGCGAACGGAAGGTCAGCCTTACCACTGTGTCTCCGAACCCCATGTTGTAGTTGCCAAATATCTCGTTCCACACCATTCTGTTGCCTGACGAGAATGACAGTTTTTTCTGGTTAGCGGCTAATATGTCCTTGTCGGCAGTGGTAGGTATGAACTGGGTCTGCCCCAAGTATGCTGGATCACCTAGAATGGTCATGTCTACCTTGACCATGTCTCCTTTTGGATTTGACAGTGCGTCCATACGTTGATCCAACGCCGTGGAAGGTCCTTTGTTTATACCACTAGTTACTGACTTGGCCACTCCAGGTTGTGATTGGTGTATGAATCCTGGTCCAAGAAAAGGATCCACTGTTTCTGGATCTCCTTTTTTCACCGTTTCTGGTTTTTTTGGTTTACTGGCCAGTTTGTCTCCACTGGATTTGCCCTCTATGTCTTTGAGCTTGGACGAGAAATAGGCCACTTTGTAATTAATACTGAGGTCTAATATGTCCACGTTGTCGCCTGTGAATATGTAGTTGTATGCCTTTTTGACAAATGGTTCAAAATTGGTACCTGTGCTGGTGCCTGGTTCCGCAAGAGAATACGCATGTACCTTGTATGGAACTATGTTGTAAGTTATCGTACTGGGATGGACACCCCTGAGACGGTCAAACTGGTTAGGATCGGGCACCACACTGGCTTCGATCATGAAATAGTCAAAATACATTTCCTCGGTGCTGTTCTTGATCGCGGCCATGAATTTGTCTATGGATCCTTCCTCCTGGAACCTCGGTAGTGATTTCATCAGCTCTGACATTATAGTGAGTATGTTGTCTCCCTGTTTGACAGTGCCGGCCTTTCTTGGTTTCTTGCCTTGTTGACCTCTCTGTGGTCCTGGTGATTGTCCACCAACTCCTTGGTTGGAAAATTTTTGATCCTGCTCTCCCACTGCTATGTCCATGGTACCTAAATTGCCCTGCATTGGCTTTTCATCTCTGAACAGTTCGTCTACCACGATTTGGTATGTGTCCGGTATCTCGATCATCTTGTCATCCTTTTCATCCTTCACCTGCTTGTTCAGTAGGTTAGCGACATTGTTCATTGAATCTTGTATGTTATCGCCTGCCAGTATCTGTCCCGAAGTACGCAGGTATGTGGGATTATTGAAAAACCCTCGTTCGTTGTAGGGTACTGCTTTCATGGTATAGACAGTACTACCTTGATTTACAGTTATGTTCATAGATATCAACTTAATAGGTATCTTCCTTTGTAGTACTTTTTGGTCTTTCTCTGATATTATGTTGCCCAACTCGTCATACCCTTTGAATTCCATTGTCAACAAATATGGGGCATTGATATGATCCAAGAAGTTGCAGTTGGCGGCCGCACCACGTATCTTGTCTAAAAGACTTATCCCCATTGGTTCTGTTATTTCCATTTCAACGCTTGTGACGGAAGTGAGCCTACGTCTCTCATTCAAACTTGGAATGTTCTCCATTCGAACGCTGTTGAAGTATAAGTCACGCCCTTGTGCAAGGACCGCCTGTGCATCGTCCATCACCTGCTGTGCCTTTTCTGAAATTTTTTCTCTCACCGCCTTGGCCACTCCAGGTTCTGCGTTGGTGCTGACCCGCGGATCTCCTATTCCCCCACTCCTCACTATGATGTCGTGTGGTGCACCCTTAAAAAGAGTTTGGGGATCCTTCAGTTCGGCCTGATTCATGGCGCTCAGTGTGAATATGGTGTTGTAACTGGCATATTTGAAAAGTGGATTGGGCACCAAATTATCCGAGATAGATAACTTCCCCAATTCTATCATTGAATTTGCGGCTGACCCTGGATAAGATTTTGAGGATCCGCCATTGTTACTAGGAGCGGTCACTCCCTCATAATCATTATTGTTGGTACGTCCTATAGTCTCTTTGTGTAAATTTTTATTGCCGCTGAATCTTGTTTGGAATTTGCTAGAGTTTGACGTAGTATTTTTCGATGGTCGGGCCGTTCCGGATGTATAAGCCTTTCTGGCCTGGGCAACAGGGCCGTCGTAGTCGTAGGAATCTTCTTCTATGATGTTGTTGTCTTTGTCGTAAACTATCTTATTATAAACTTTCATAAGTTTATAGTCCTAAATCTTTTAACACGTTTTCTTTTTTTGGCAGTTTGATCGTTACTCCCGGTTTGAAATCGTATATCGGATCCTCTATTTGATCTGGATTACGCTGTGTGAACACCCACCATAACCTGGGCGTTCCATAAAGGTCATATGCAAGAAGGTCTGGTCTGTATGCATAGGTTCTTTCTATTGTGTAGCTCTGATCGTCATCCTCTATTGTCAACGTTCGTGGATTCAACACATCCAGGTACGTAGATCTCATTTCTGTTTCGAAGTAAGGTGAAGTATTTGAATAGTTTGCCATTAGATAAATCCTACCTCGTTAGTGCCCTTACCGTTTAACTCTCCCTTGACGAATCTCTTCATTGAGAATGTCTTCATGGAATCTCTGCTGTATATAGGTGTTACCAACACAGATATGTTTGACAGTGTGGGTGCCCATGACTGGTCCTCCCCTCTCTGAACACGTTCCGCCAGCCCTCTATCAACTCTACCCTGTCCGTAACCTACTTGGGTTTGTACTGTTGATATGTAGTCTATGCCCTGTCGTAGTTCAACGTTGAAACTGTTTATTACCACTGGGACCTTGTTGAACATGTGGTCTCCATACCCTGACAAATGCATGATCGGTGGTGGGTTTCCTTTCAACCCTGTGCCGTCATCCAGACCGAAAAACATCTTTGTTGCTGTCCTTAAAAAATTTACTGTTGCCACCCAGTGCTTGGCGTCTTCGCTGTTCTGTACCGGGAACTCACCTATGATATTCAATGAGTCAACCTGTGATTGACCATATGCCTGTTGTGGCATGTTACTGTGTGTCATTGCCAAGGCATCGTAGTTGGCAGAGTGTTGGATCTGCATCATCGGTGTCAGTGGCCAGAAAATACCATTGGATTCTGCCAGTGGGTTCAATATAGGATTGTTGGCAAAATCAAAGAATTTTTGTAGTTCGTTTGAGTTTGGTACTTGTAATCTCACACGCCAATCTTTTTTGTCATTCCTGCCCGACCACTTGGCCCTTGCTTGGACCATACGGTTGTCCGTGGAAATACCTGCACCCATGAGTCTGCCCAGGGTTTTGTTGAATATACCCTGTCCCACGTCTTTGATTACACCACCCAGTGTTTTTTTGATCATATTAAAGGTTGCTTTCCATTGTAAAATTTCGTATACTTTAACTATATTTATAGGCACAATTTTAGGCGCACTTAATAATCCTTACGGCACGATCTAACAGACCTGTTTGTGGTCACTTTTATCCAATAACACAGAAAAATTATGAAAAGAGTAAAGTACTTAAACAACCGAGATTTACTGGCACAAATACATGCCAGCAAGAACACCTATTGTTCATACGTTATGCCCGAGGACGCAGGGTATGACATAATAGTGCCTAACCTGAAGAAGATCAACAGCAGGACCATAGCAGAGGCCAAAAAGAACCAAGCCAAGAGATTGTCAAACAAGGCGTGGGAGCAGGCCAAGGCCGAGGGCAAAAAGAAGATCAAGTTATCTGATTACACCATCTCCCCAAGGAAGATAGACAAAACCAACCTAGTATTCCGGGTTATGACGTTCGATCACATACCCATGGATTCCGGAAGGAAGAAGAGTCCAAAAACAACAGCGGACCATCACACCAAGGTCAACTTCCCACCATTCCAACACTACCGATTGGATAAAAAAGGCAAACTTTCGTGTGTTGGGAAATCACACTGGGTGGGAGGAATGAGCAATGGAAATTTCTCATCAGACCACGGCAAGATGACAAACCAACTGGCAATGATGTACATGAAGCTCTGTGAGAGATATGGGACAAGATCCAACTGGAGAGGCTACACGTATAATGATGAGATGCAGTCACAGGCCTTGATGCAACTATCACAGATCGGTCTGCAATTCGACGAATCGAAGTCGGACAATCCATTCGCATACTACACCGCGGCCATCACAAACAGTTTCACAAGGATACTGAACATAGAAAAAAAGAATCAAGCAATCAGAGATGATCTTCTGGAACAGAACAACATGATGCCCAGTTTCACAAGACAAAATGAAAATGATGCCAGTTCGCCAGTATATAAAAAAAGAATGGAAACGATACACGGCGAAGTGCGACAGGTCAATAAAACTGGTATTGCAAAATTGAACAAAGCATTGAAGAAAAAAGGCAAGATAGACAAAGAAGATTTTGAAAGTGTTAACTCTAGAAAAGTTGACATGACCAATCATAAACCAATAGTCAAGAAGAGGTGGTAATAAATGGCATTCTTTAAAAAGGTGGCCTGTTTCACAGACATACACTTCGGCATGAAGGGTAATTCTAGAATACACAACGATGACTGTGAGGCATTTATATACTGGTTCATAGAACAGGCCAAAGCAGAAGGTTGTGAAACTTGTATATTCCTGGGCGACTGGCACCATCACAGATCAAGCACAAACGTTTCCACAATGAACTACACAGTTTCCAACATAGAGAGACTGGGCAAAGCGTTTGAGAAGGTGTACGTTATGATGGGCAACCACGATTTGTTCTACAGGGAAAAAAGAGAAATAAACTCAATGGAGTTTATCAGAAACATTCCAAACATACACATTGTCAACGAATGGATAGTCGAAGATGATGTTGCAATCATTCCATGGATAGTTGGCGACGAATGGAAGAAGATACAGAAGTTAAATCAACAGTATGTGTTTGGTCATTTTGAACTGCCATACTTCAAGATGAACGCAATGGTGGAGATGCCGGACGTGGGTGGAATACAGACAGACCATTTTGCCAACTGCGGACAGGTGTTCTCAGGACACTTCCATAAAAGGCAGGTGATGAAAAATGTGACATACATGGGCAACGCCTTCCCACACAATTATTCAGATGCCTGGGACGACGACAGGGGCATGATGATAATAGAAATGGGCGGTAAACCCAAATACATCAACTGGCCAGACATGCCAAGATACATCACAATAAAGATAAGTGACCTATTGGCTGATCCTGAAAAATACTTAAAACCAAAAATGTACGTGAGAGTCACACTGGACATAAAAATCTCGTATGAAGAAGCAAACTTTGTCAGAGAAACATTTATAGACAAATACGAATTGAGGGAACTGCAACTAATACCAGAGCAGGTGGACAAGGCACAGCAACCAACTGTTGAAGTACAAAAATTTGATTCTGTAGATCAAATCGTGGTCAAACAACTGCAGGGTGTTGAGTCAGAAACATACGACAAAAACATATTAACAGCAATTTATAACGATCTAGATGTTAACAATTAAAGAACTAATAGTTAAAAACTTCATGAGCGTGGGCAATCAGGCCCAGGCAATAAATTTTGCCAACAAAAATCTTGTGCTCGTGATTGGTGAGAACATGGACCTGGGTGGTGATGACGCAGGTGCTAGGAACGGTACCGGTAAGACCACAATCATTAATGCACTCTCATATGTGTTCTTTGGCGAAGCATTGACAAACATAAGAAGAGACAATCTCGTAAACAAGACCAACGAGAAAGGCATGTTGGTCAGTGTCAAGTTTGTAAAGAACAATGTGGAGTACACAATAGAGCGTGGAAGAAAGCCACAGGTGTTTAGATTCTACGCAAACAACATCGAACAAAACGTAGAAAGCAACGAAGCACAAGGTGAGAACAGAGAAACACAGGTAGAAATTAATAAACTAATGGGCATGACCCATTCCATGTTTAAAAACATAATTGCGTTGAACACATACACACAACCGTTTTTATCAACCAAGGCAAACGAACAAAGAGAAATTATTGAGCAGTTGCTTGGTATAACACTGCTCTCACAAAAAGCAGATCTGCTAAAAGAAAAGCAAAAAGCAACCAAACAAATACTTACTGAAGAAAAACTAAAAATAGATGCCAGGGTTGCATCTAATGAAAAAATTACAGAATCGATTGAAAGTTTAAAAATAAGGTCGAGTGCATGGCAAACACAAAAAGAGGAAGACTCAAAAAGTTTTGCAGAAGCAATAGCGGAACTGGAAAAAGTAGACATCAAAGCGGAACTGGATGCACACAAACGTCTGCAGAAACATAACGAAAACTATATCAAATTATTGAGTTTACAAAAGGAAAAAGCGTATCACGAAGACTCGTACACAAAAGCAAAAAGCACTGTGGAAAAAACAGAAAGTGACCTAGAGTATGCGGCTCAACAAAAATGTCCGACTTGTGAGCAAGAATTACACGATGACAAGCACGAGCAATTGGTTGGCAAATTAAAAACAACATTGACTGAATCCAAAGAATACAGTTCAAAACTTGAAAGTGATCTTGCAAAGATACAACAGGGCATAGACGAAATTGGTGATTTGGGCAACACCCCGGATACCTACTACGACTCCATGGACGAGGCGTACAATCACAAGGGATCATTGAAGGATCTCAAACGACAACTTGAACAAAACGAGAAGAAACAGGATCCATATGCCGAACAGGTCGAAGAATTAACTAAAACAGCAATACAAAAAATTGATTTTGAGAAAGCAAACGAACTAGAAGACTTGCACAGGCACCAGGAGTTCTTGTACAAATTGCTGACAGCCAAAGACTCTTTCATAAGAACAAGGATAATAGAACAAAACTTAACATACCTGAATCAAAGATTAGCATACTTCTTGGGCAAGGTAAAACTGCCACACACAGTGACTTTCCAATCAGACCTCACTGTACGTATAGAAGAACTAGGCAGAGAATTGGATTTTGACAATTTGAGTAGGGGAGAAAGAAACAGATTGATCCTAAGTTTGAGTTGGGCATTCCGAGATGTGTGGGAAAGTCTTTATCAACAGATCAACTTGCTATTCATTGACGAACTGGTGGATGCAGGTATGGACATATCTGGTGTTGAGAGTTCAATGGCTGTACTGAAAGAAATGAGTCGTACACAACAAAAAAATATTTTCCTAATATCACACAAAGACGAGTTGGTGAGCAGAGTGAATAGTGTACTGAAAGTTGTAAAAGAGAATGGTTTTACCAACTATGCCAATGATGTTGAGATAATTGTTTAATTTTCTTGTTGACAAAACCACATCTTGTGTGCTTAAATTAAACATATGTTAATTAATTATATCGTACGACAATAGAAGGAGAAAAAACATATGTCAAATGAAACACACGAATCGATCATGACAGAGATTCAAACTTACTCAGAAGAGAATGGTAAGTTCGTAGAGAAGGGTGTTAAAGCATCTGCTACCAGAGCCAGAAAAGCATTGGCAAATCTGTCTAAGTTGATCAAAGCAAGAAGAAAAGAAATTCAGGAAGTCAAGAACGCGGCGAAGACAGCGGCGTAATCGATTATTGGATTTTGCAAAACCCAAATCCTCCGGCTAGCAATAGTCGGGGGTTTTTTTATGACTTGATTATTCCCTTGCCGTGTACTCTCACACGGATATGACCATTGTAGTAATCATTAGTTTCTAGGACCTTACGTGCAAACTGTTCACGTGCCTCAACATAAGATAGTTCCGCCTTGGACTTGCAGTAGAAAAGTATTTCCCTCGTGAATTTATCTTTACCAATTTTGTTGACATCGATTGTGAGATCATCGCTTGAACCGTAGTAGTCTTGCCAGTCAGAATCAACCTTGTATCTACGCTTGTTCTTTCTGCCTTTGAGTGGTGGACGACTTCTCTTGAATCTAGCAAGTTTCTTGCCTATGTACATCCTACCGTTGGTTGTATTTGTTATGAGATAAACAAATCCCACAACATCTTCCGGCATGTTGGTAATTTCATTTCCTTGGTACGTCCAATGCATAGCGGTATTTAAAGCCAAAAAGATTGACTGACATTTTTATCTGTGTTATATAGTAGTTGAAGGGCAACCGTATCCTTCCACCAGGCAAACAAATTTCCCCATAGGCAAACATAGCATCGCAACCAGTGAGCAAGGAAATGCGGCTAACAAGCGACAGGTGAATCCTTAGATGCAAACAGCAAAAAATGATGAGGCTCCTAGAAAAAGATAGACCTCAGATTTACCAAAAACCATTATACAGGGGTTTGGTAGATTCGCGTTGTAATGAATGAGCAAACGGGTACAGCACAACCGCCCGACGAGAGTAGCGATGTATAGTGACTGTGAACTCACCACAGAGTTTAAGTCAGTTCGGCTAGAAATAGCCGAATTGTGACTGCTCATCTACCACAGAGAACGCACACTGCGTTCAAGTTTTTTACAACTGCGTAAGTTAAAAAAGAAACGAGCGTAAGCGAAGTTTCAGATGGCGTAAGCCGTCTCTGACAGCACCTTAAATATCACACAATGGAACTACTCTTCGACCACACATTCGGCAAACAGGAACAGCAGGATCTGGTCATATGCCGACCCATGGCCATAGTGGACGAGGATGAGGAATCGGAAGCGATCGACCGGGGTTGGCTCGCACTGGACCACCCCATAAACAATCATCGTGAGGTATTCTACCAATCACGTAGCACACGGATCAACATGGACAAATGGCGTCCTAGATACAAATCGCACACGCACGCCGGCGAGCAGATCGGCATAAAGGTTATCGACGCAAGTGAGATGGTCAAACTGTTGGGACTGCCGCACATATACAAGCAGTACATGGAACGGAAAAAATTTGGCGCGGACTACGATCCCTTCGGACACTACCACAGGCGTGATCAGTTCATGCTGTTCTACACCGGCACCGCGGACAACATCATAGGATTCACCAAACAGAAACGATACAGGTACCAGGAAGACAACTACTCCACCATAGACTCATATGACTCCCAGGACCTCGCGGGTCTGGAGAGTGTGATCCATGCCAACACCGTTCCCATAAGTGACATAACGCTGGACATGGAGATCGAGTGGGCCAGTGAGAACTACGTGAGGTACTTCTACATGGGATCAGGCTACGAGCTGTCGTCGGAATACAAGGCCAACTATCGAGGATTCGAGTGGTGGACCGGCACCGAATGGAGCACCAACAAAAAACAGTACAAACGATTGTGTAGGAGGGACAGTAAACTTACTGACTTTTCTTCTCTCGGAAACCTTTCACTGATTCCAGATAACCTTTAGACCAATTCTTGTAGTAAGGTCCGGTCTCCAACATCTTGGAGAATTTGTTCAACTTGCTTAAACTCTGTGCCAAAAATAAAATATACTTGCCGTTGTTCAATTTCACATCCTCGACGTGCTCATTGATTTCTGGATGATCTTCCAGGACAACAATGTCCTTCCTCATGAAATATCGATTCAAGTCATTTGCTATACTGACAGTCTCTTTGGCGGAAAATTGATCGGGTTCAGCGATCATACACAATACATCTTTTTCTTCGAAATCAAACTGTGTTATGAACTGATATAATGTGTTGTAGTTGCCAGTGCCATTCAATTCGACAAATTCGACTTTATCTTCCACTATGGCCTTCTGTGCGAATGGGCACGGCGGCAGGTCACCGAATATGGGATTGGGTTTGGTTACAAACTCACTGATCCAATTCTTTATCGTCTGTGTCGGGTTCTGTTTTTTCTGTTGAGTCGTCATGTATGTCCTTGATTTTCTGCAGGGCCTCGTCAAGCAGTCGGCCCTTGGTGTCCAACTTGGCCTGCAGTTCCGCTATCTGCTTGTTCTGTTCACCTATCTTGTGGCCCACTGTCTGCACATCCTGTGTGGCGTGTTCCAGTTTGATCAACACCTGCTTCATCCGGCTCTCCTTGGCCTTCACCTTAGACAAAGCATCATCACGGTCTTTTGTGATTTCTACGATTTCGGATTTGAGTTCTTTGACTAGGTCTTTTTCGGACATATGTAAGTGTTAATTATCTGCATTTTCAAATGTTATAATAGTATACTATATTCTAGAAGAAAGGCTGACCGGTTTTTTTGGTTGTCTCCATGTTTTCTTTTACCAAAGCATGTATTACCTTCCTGTCTTCCGGGCTCAGATTCAGTGCTTCCTGATGGGATATGCCCCCACGCATGTACCACATGGTCTTGAATACTTCCATTTTCATGTTCTTGATATGGCTGTCGAACTCCTTGAGGTACTTGATAATGTCAGAGTCCCCCATTGACAGCAGATTTATGCGAAAAAATTTGAGCTATCAAACGTGATCGGCATTTCGTAATTGGCCGGAGCACCTTTCATGATCTGCTCTTCAGTTGCTTTCAACTTGATAGGTTTGATGCTTCCTTGTATTCTGTTCTTTGCAAGGCCTTCTTGTATCTCCTCGACAACTTTTTTTGGTGCGTTGTCAAGAAATTCTTTTATTTGTTCGTGGTCCTTAACCACAATAGCATCTGGTGTGTGTAGTTCTGCTATCGCATTGTAGAGCACGTTGAAGTTCAATTCAGTCAACTGCTTGAAGTTTTCAGCAAACAGTTTTCCTTTTTCCTCAGGGTCTATCCCTTCTTTTGACATCATCGCCGCGTACTGTTTCTGTTTCTCGAATGCACCGATCTGTGTGTCTGTTAACTGCTTGTAGTCCATTGGTTTTACTTTGACCTGAAACCCGCTCTTGGTTGCAAAAGTGTCTGTGATTTCTTCTTTGGCCGCCTCTTCCAACATTGCCGGAAGGCTGACTGTGTGTTCCACAGTATCTGAGGTATTAGGCACCGAACCAGTTAAGGTCATGCTCTCACCATAGGTCGCAATCCTCATGGCCAATAGTATGACGTCCAAGTCATGATTGACGATCCTCCAGGCATTCTTGATGTTCGGCACACAACTTTCGATGACATCGACCGTGGCCTGACCGTTGATCAGTGCGTCTGGTGTCTTCAAAGTCATCTCATCCTTTGCTGTCATCGGCAATATGGGTATGTCACCGGTCTCTGTGGGTGTGAAACTGTCTGCATCGTAGAACCGTCCCTTGGAGGGCAACTTGATGTAGATCGACGGTTGTCTGTAATATTTTTTAAGTGGATTTTCAGCCGCACTAGTTGTGGGCGTTCCTGGTATGTTTGGCATGTTTGTTAATGGCTTATCCATGGTTTTTTGTGTCTATAAATATAGTATAGTTGCTGTTACGTGTCAATATTTATGTGCGTATAAAACCCGGTGATTAAAAACCATATGGAATTGGAAAGAGAAATAGAAAAACTCATAGAAACCCTAAAGAGGATGACCGACGACAAATCTCGTTCGGGTGCCATAACGGGCTCACTGGCTGGTAAATCAGCAAAAGAGCAGAAAGAATTTCAGAAACAGTTAGAAGCAACCATCAAGTCGATGAAGGCAAAGAAAAAACTCGATGATGAAGAGATAAAAAACTTAAAAGATATCAACAAGGAATTTGACAAGGCAGAAGAATCCGTAGCGGAGTTCTCCGATTCTTTAGACAAGGCCACTAGTTTTGCCGGACCATTTGTGAAGACAATGTTCAAGTTAGGCGACGGTGCGGCCTCGGCGTCCAATGACATGGAACAACTGGCGGGCATGTTTTCCAGATTTGGACTGGCCGGAGACGCAGTTCAGGCACTTGCAGGAAGCCTAGACTACAATGTGAATGTGTTCAGGGAGTTGTCTCAGGTCGGTGCAAGTTTTGGTAAGAGTTTGATCGGCATGAGGGAGATGGCACACTCCGCGATGTTACCACTGGGTGAGTTTGGCGGATTAGTAGCCGACAACGCATTAGCACTGTCATCACTTTTTGGTACCACGGAACAGGGTATAAAGAACCTTGCACAGTTCTCACTGTCCATAAGGGACAAGGCCTTGGCAGACGGTCTGTTCAATCTTGGTATCACAACAGAAGAGCTCAACGACTACATGGGCACGTACCTGGAAAGACAGAGATTCGCGGAAATAAAAGAAACACTGACAGCACGACAGGTGGCCGAGAGAACTACCAAGTACGCCAAACAACTTGATCTATTAGCCAAAACAACAGGTATCCAGAGAAAACAGATCGATGACGAAGTCAAGGCTCAGCAGAAAGATGCACTACTCCAAAAGGCATTGACCGGACTGACTGAAGACCAGGCGACTCAAGCGAACCTATTCCTGGCAGGATTGAAAGTGATGGCACCCGCCATGCATGACAACGCCAAGATGATGATGGAATCTGGTGTACCGTTTGACGAACTCGGTGAACAGTTAATGGGTCTTAATCCAGAGATCGCGGATCTGTTCTTGAACTTCAAAAACTTGGTTAAAGCAGGTAAAACAGCACCAGAAATAATGGCCATGTTTAAACCGCACGCCCAAGGCTTTATGGATGAGATGGATCAGATAATCTTGAGGCAGTTTCCAGAACTTGCCAATGCGATGAACTACTTTGCCACACAACAGATGGATGTAGGCGAGGCCGCGGCCGAACAAGCGGCAAAAGCCAAAGAACTGGCAGAAACCATGATGCCATTCAATGAAGAGATGAGAAGATTGAAGACCGCGTTCGCTGAAGTACAGACACAATTTTTATCAGGACTGACCCCAGCCATAACAAGGTTTACAGAATTCATCACAGGTGATTTCAAAGGATACGTGGAAAAAATTGTTGAGACGATCAAGGGTTTCAGTCCGGCCAACTTCGGCAAGGCGCTGATGGCGGCACTGGCGGGGGCACTGATATTTGACTTCGCCAAGCAGGTCAGCATTGTGGCACTGGGTACAGCGATAGGAATGGGCAAGTCAGGTGTCATGGCTCGAATGGGAAAAGCAGGATTAAAGGCAGGTGGGGCGTTGGCCGGTGTAGGTATTGCTGGTGCCAGTGGTGAGTATGCCGCAGGTGCAGACACCCACGCGAAAAAAGGTTTAGGTGTTGGCGGAGCCGCGGCAGGCGGTGCGTTAACTGGTGCAATGATAGGATCTGCGATACCTATTGTGGGAACAGCAGTTGGAGCCGCAATAGGAGGAATACTTGGTGCAGGGTATGGAATATTCAAAGGGTACAATGAAGATGCAGTAGATGCCAAATCCATGTTCAACAAAGGAACCATGGGAACAGGAGCACTGTTCCAGAACTTCGGCAGTGGAACACCGGCCATGCTACACGGCATGGAAGCAGTGGTCACACCAAAACAAATGATTGGGTTACTTGGCGCACACGATGCCATGTACCGGGGCACAATGGAGGGAGATCCACTGAAAAATGCACAAACATTGGAACTCAATAATTTTAAGGATGGATTGAAGGATTTCAAAGACAGTATTATGTTGGTTAAAGACAAAATAACCGGCGGAGGAGAAGACAAGTTGGTAGTGGCTATCAACAACCTCAACAAAACGTTAAATACGAACAACATGATAGCAAGTATGATTGAAAGAAATACCAAAAACATGAATAATAATGTTGCAAACATGACAGGAAGTCTAGTATAATAAAGTATGGCTTGGAAAAAATATTTTAAAGACGCTAACCTTTCTCCCATAAGTGGAGAGAAAGTGCCCAACTTCGCGAAGAGGAATTACAGTTCCTATCTTCCGGACGTGTACACAGGACACCCCAACAGGATACAGAGATACTTCCAGTATGACCAAATGGATTCAGACTCGGAGATCAATGCGGCACTGGACATCCTGGCGGAATTCTCGACACAGCAGAACACAGAGAACGAAACTCCGTTCGACATAGTGTTCAATGATGAGACAACAGAACACGAAGTGAAACTTCTCAAGAAGGCACTTCAACAATGGACCAAGTCAAACAAGTTCAACAAGAGAATTTTTAGGATATTCAGGAACGCATTAAAATACGGAGACTGTTTCTTCGTTAGGGATCCGGAAACACAGAAATGGTTGTACATAGACAACGCCAAAGTTGACAGGATCGTTGTAAATGAATCAGAGGGCAAGAAACCTGAACAGTATGTGATCAGAGATATAAACCCTAACTTACAGAGATTGAGTGCAACACAGATCACACCAAATCAAACTTATGGTGGTGGTGGAACCACAGGCGGTGGAACAGCGGCATACGGATCAAGTTATGCAAACGCAGGTGCCACAAACAACATGTCAGGCTTCGCAGGCGGAAACGCAGGTGGAAGATTCTACAAGACCATGAATGCGTACAACATAAACGCAGAACATGTGATCCACATGTCAATGTCAGATGGTCTAGACAACCTATTCCCATTTGGACAGTCGGTGTTAGAACAAGTATTCAAGGTTTACAAACAAAAAGAATTATTAGAAGACGCAATCATCATCTACAGGGTTCAAAGAGCACCTGAAAGAAGGGTATTCTACATAGACGTGGGTAACATGCCAACACACTTGGCTATGCAGTTCGTTGAGAGGGTCAAAAACGAGATCAACCAAAGAAGAATTCCAAGTGCATCAGGTGGAGCAAACTTCATAGATGCAACATACAACCCAATGTCAATAAACGAAGATTACTTCTTCCCACAGACAGCAGAGGGTAGAGGTTCTAAAGTGGACACACTACCGGGTGGTACAAACCTTGGTGAGATAGATGACTTGAGATTCTTCACAAACAAACTGTTCAGAGGATTGAGAATTCCAAGTTCTTATCTACCAACAGGTGCAGAAGACGGTGGACAACAGTACAATGATGGTAGAGTGGGTACTGCATACATCCAGGAATTGAGATTCAACAAGTATTGTGCTAGATTACAATCAATGTTGGCAGAAACATTTGACAGTGAGTTCAAATTATGGATCAAATCAAAAGGATACAACATAGACAACAGTATGTTTGGTCTTAAATTGAATCCACCACAGAACTTTGCACAGTACAGACAGACAGAAATGGACCAAAGCAGGGTCAACACATTTTCACAGGTGGCAGAACTGCCTTACATGAGTAAAAGATTTGCACTAAAAAGATATTTAGGATTGAGCGAAGAAGAAATGGCAAGAAATGCCGAACTTTGGGCAGAAGAAAACAATGTACCACAGAAGAAACAAACTAAATCAAATGAATTGAGAGGTGGTGGAGTTACACAATCGGGTATCAGTGCCGACCTGGATCAATTCGAAGAGCCAACAGCAGATGTAGACGCACCAGAACCAGGCGGAGCACAGCCAGGACAGCCAGGACAGACGCCAGGTGGACAGACGCCAGGTGGCACAGGTGGCGGCGGACAGGTATAAGGGTTAAATACGTTTATGAAACTGAATGAATTCTTCACTTACGGCGCAGATGGCCTTGAACAGGACAAAACATACGAGCCTGAGAACGATATTTCCATTCTAGATTCAGAAGACACAAGAAAAACAAGACTAACACTCAAACAAATCAACTCTATGAGGTTGGCATCTGAGGCACACGATGCTCAACAAAAGGAAGAAGCAGTATTTGTCCAAAAGATGTACGGACAACCTGCCACAGACGATAACTTAACGTTATAATGTCATCAATAGCGTTCGTACTAGGTAACGGTGAATCACGTAAGGGCATCGATATCGATGACCTCAAAGAACGAGGCACGGTTTTTGCCTGCAATGGTGTGTACAGAACACACCGTCCCGACTTCCTTGTGGCAGTTGATCCAAAGATGATTTTAGAGATAGCGGAATCAGATTATCCTGTACATAATAAAGTATGGAGCAATTTCAACAACCAATACAACAAAAACCAGAAAATAATGGATCATGTCAACTGGTTCAAGCCTAGTCTGGGTTGGTCAAGCGGTCCAACAGCATTGAAATTGGCCTGTGACCAAGGACACAAGGAGATCTACATACTGGGGTTTGACTATCAAGGTCATGCCGAAGGCAACAAAAACAACAGATTCCGTTTCAACAACATGTTCAAGGACACAAGGAACTACAAGAAAAGCAACGACGAGGCCACGTTCTACGGCAACTGGATGAATCAGACCAAGCGTTGCCTACAAGATTACAAGGAGGTCAAGTTCCATAGAGTTGTGCCTGCGGGATGGTTCCAACCCAAAGATCTGACCTGGGCAGACAACATGAAACACACCTCAACTGAAGAATTCCTGGCAAAATTCGAACTCCAGATTAAAAGATAACAAAAAGACGTCATTTTACACCAGTTACACCACCGTTTTCGTACCTTTGCAGTAAATACAAACACTTATAAGTACAAATCGACTATAAAACAAGGAGCACGTGTAAAATGTCAAACAATAAATTTGAGAGTTTATTAGAATTACTAATAAATGAAGAAAACGATAAAGCAGAGGCTTTATTCCACGAAATCGTAGTAGAAAAGTCAAGAGACATCTACGAGAACCTAGCAGACGAAGAAGTAACTGCCGAGGCAAAAGAAGAATCAAAAGAAGACGCTAAAGAAGAAGTTAAAGAAACTGAAGCATCTGAAGAGGAAAAAGTAGAAGAAACTACTGAAGAATCTAAAGACGAGCAAGTAGACGAAGTTGTTGAAATCGAAGACGAAGCAACTGAATCTGAAACTACTGAAGAAGAATCAATTGAAGAAGTAGGCGGCGACGCAACTGACGAATTGGTTAAAGACATCTCAGCAGAAGAAGAAGGCGAAATGGATGCAGATAAAGGTGAAGAAATGCCAGCAGACATGGACGCTGAAAAAGACGCAGAAGGCGATGTTGAAGACAGAGTAGTTGACTTGGAAGACGCTTTAGATGAACTAAAGGCAGAATTCGAAGCAATGATGGGCGACAAAAAAGACGGTGAAGAAGAAAAAGAAGAAGAATCTTTAGCACCAGAGTTAACTCCAGAGATGGAAAGCAAAGAAGCACCAGCCAAAGAAACTGTAAAAGAATACAAAAACATGGCTAAAGCGGACACTGCCGACCATGCTGATAACAAGAAATCACCAGTAGCAGACGCAGGCACAAAAATGGGCCAAGGTGGTTCAAACATCGCTAAAGGCGGAGCAGAAGAAAAAGGAAGACCGGCTCCAACAGCGAAAAGCATGAACCAAACTACTGAGCCAAAGATGAAGGAAGTTAAACCTTCAACTGCGGATGGTTCTGATAAATCAGCAAAATCACCAGTTGCTTCTAAGTAATTGTTGATTTAACAGGGAGATCGTCGGATGGCATCACTATACCTAAGAGAGAATCTAACATTTGATCAGGCCAGAGTGCAGATCTTACACGAGGGAAAAGACGGTAAGGATTTGTACATGAAGGGTATCTGTATTCAAGGTGGGATCAAGAACGCTAATCAGAGAGTTTACCCAGTGTCAGAAATCGCAAAAGCGACTAAAACACTGAACGATCAGATCAGTTCTGGATACTCTGTGTTAGGTGAAGTGGATCACCCAGATGATTTAAAGATTAATTTGGACCGTGTGTCTCACATGATCACAGAAATGTGGATGGACGGACCAAATGGATACGGTAAGATGAAAATCCTACCGACACCGATGGGCAAACTTGTCGAAACTATGTTGCAATCAGGTGTGAAACTAGGCGTTTCAAGTAGAGGTTCTGGAAACATGAACGAATACGGAAGCGGCGAAGTTTCAGACTTCGAGATCATCACAGTCGATGTTGTTGCCCAACCTTCGGCACCAGGTGCTTACCCAACGCCAATTTACGAACACCTAATGAATACAAAGGGTGGTAACATGGCAAAAGGGTTGGCGGCTGAAGTTAGAAATGACCCAAAAGCACAAAAGTTCCTCAAGGAGGCACTAACCAACATAATAAAGGACCTAAAATAACATGATAGACGCAATATCAAAATTAGTAGAGTCAGGAGCGATCTCAGAAGATGTGCAAAAAGGCATCCAAGAGGCTTGGGATTCGAAGATTAAAGAAAACAAAGAAGTTGTAGGCGCTGAGTTAAGAGAAGAGTTTGCTAAAAGATACGAACACGACAAAGCAAACATGATCGAGGCTATTGACAAAATGATGAACGAAAAGTTATCTGAAGAGATCACGAAATTCGTTGAAGACAGAAAAGCACTTGCACAAGAAAAAATCGCTTACAAAGAAAACGTAGGCAAACATTCTGCTAAATTAGAAGGATTCATCCTATCTAAACTATCAGAAGAGTTAAAAGAACTACACGGCGACAGAAAAGGTGTTCATGAAAACTTTAAGAAAATGGAAGAGTTCGTAGTAAACGCTCTTGCAAAAGAAATTAAAGAGTTCCATGAAGACAAAAAAGGCGTTGTGGAAACGAAAGTCAAACTAGTAGCCGAAGCCAAAAA